TCAAAGATATCATACAGAGAATAAGAATCAGGGCAGCACGGCGCATGTGTCGGGGTCCTTCTTTTTCTCTTCTTTACGATAATAGCGGTTCAGGTTCTCTCGACAAGACGCCATATCATGATTACGAATATCATTCCAGAAATTCTGTTGACCATCCTTGCTCAATTTATTATAGTCGATCTTATAGGCTAATCTTGATCCACCAAAATACACGCAATATTGGCTGTAATATTGCACGATGACCGTATATGAAGTGGTCATTGACTGACCTCCAACTCCACCATACCCCAATGCAGTCGAGCCCCACCCTTGCGGGAACATGATGATTTCAACATCATTTGGATATATCTCAATTGCTTTACCGCTGGCGGAAACAATTTTAGTCAAGTCACGATGGATGGCCGCTCCAATTGCGGAAGCAAGAGATTGGACAGGGGTGTCAATCGACATTTTTTTAACTATTCTTTCTCCAAGACCTGATATGCATACCATCTTCATAATGGCGAATCTGATAGAGACCAGTTTCATTCAAACGATTGTCTCGTGTAAGAACGAATCCTCCAAGGGCATAAGACAATTCTTCATTGTTCGAACGCTTATTGTTTCTATCTTTCTCTCGAAAGGAGAAACCTTTTTCCTTCCAGGATTGAATTTGTTTCTTGGTTGGCATATTATTATTCCTTATTTTAAATGAATAACATTAGTAGTATCATACCCGTCCCAGCTATGAAATTACCTAGAGCAACTAGTCCATGGCTCATTCGTTTATCTTTTATGTTCCAATTCCTATATGCCAACTCTGCATTGAGGAAAGAAAAAACCAAATTTCCAATCGCAATTGTCCAATAGATCACCATAAAAATAAAATAAGACATATCAGAACCCCATCTTGGTTATAACCTGTTCTGAAGGCATTGCTCCATTGAACAGATTGGTGAGAAAGAATTCATTCCCGTCAGGCAGGACTCTTCCAATATCCTTGCATACCTTCTCCGCTTCAACTCTGTTCAATGCTCTGAAATTCATGATATCAAAGCAACGACCAGGACGCAACAGAGCTTCATCGATGTTATTCGAGGAAGGAAGATTTGTGGAGAAGATTAGTTTCTTGTCACTAGAAGAAATAATTCCATCTGATACGTTAAGGAATTTATGCATCATGGAATTACCATCTTGACGAGGTCTGATATGGTTGTCAGAGTCCTCGAAAATCATAGTATTGGCATCACTCTCCAGAAACTGCTGGAACAAATTATCGTCATTCATGACTTGTTCATCATAAGTGACACAGGCATTCTTTCCAGAAAAATGGATCAAATTTTCGATGAATGCCGTCTTTCCAGTGCCAGGTGGACCAATCAAGATAAGGATATTCGCACTTGATTTCAGGAAATTCTGGAAATAAACCTTCATTGGTACTTTGAGCCAAGGATAGTGCGAGTCGTGTGCCGGCCGATAGCGCAAAGGCATGGTGGTGCTGGAAACACCGCCAGTAGATTTAAAATACCATTCTACATTAACGGGGTTTGCAGAAAGCACATCATTGAATTTGGTAATCAGTTCATTAATGATGCTAATTTCCCCATAAAATGTAACAACAATAATTTTGGTTTGGCGACTGATCCGAGCGAATCCACCATCAAAAAGCAAATAGACACTATGAGTGCTACGAAACAGATGGTGGTAACCAAAATTTTGACAAAATTCTACTAAATCACCATCAAAAGCCCACCTCTTTTCAAACACGACATGATTGGTTTTATTAGCATATGCCTGTTTGATACTATTGATCGAAATCCAATCATTAAAATCACAAAGGATTGATTCCGGAATCTTATTGTTATTTTGCAAATGATCCATTATTGTTTTCTCTCTATCGCAACATTTCGGAATTAGTATAGATAGGTTTCGGGTCGATCGATACATTGTGTGATGGTGCATTATAATAAAGATAACCACCACTCATCAGAATTGCAATAAGCAAACCGATTAGGATATATGGACTCTTACGCGGAGTTTTAACGTCCGAATCTGCTCCATAAACGACAGTCTGCTCGGACCATTCATGCTTGTTTTTCATAACGACATCCTTCCTTGCATTGTTTAAACGCTTCTATAAACGCCAATTTTTCTTCTTTAGAGGAAAATTCCAATTCATATGGCCAATCTCTATTTGGCCACCAAATATCAATCGTCCTATCGTTATAGAGAGCTTCTTCCCGTGTAGCAGGTATGGCTGTCTCATACATAAAATCTCTACAATAATAACCAGCCTTTTCCACACGCGACACGAGTCCAAACCAATGCTTGGTGATACGGTCTTCCTTGAGATAATAGTAACCAATTTTGAAACAATTTTCTAAATCCTGAATACGGACGATATTATTCAGGTTAAACAATTGGTTATTTGGGCCTTTGATTACCACTCTAAGTCTCCACTTTCATACAGATACCATATATCTTATCTTTGGAAGTCCAGCCATTGATTATACCACGATTGTTTCCAATCTGGTATAGTTCATTCACATAATCGCAGGCTGTGATCTTATGTAGATAGATATTGCCCTTGTCTTTGCATAAGACAATATCATTCTTTTCAAGAATTCGATCACCGATGGGCTCAATGGTAACAAGATCGCCCGAATTAATCAACCCCACCATAGAGTTACCACGTGGACGAAATTTTGTAGTCTGTCCAAGACGTAGATTTGCGATATAATTGTCGGCCCAGGATGGCATTTTAATCCAAATCTTCTTGTTGGGCTGTTAAATTAAGTACACCCATTGTCATACAAAAAGCCATGGAACCAAACAATGTTGACAATACAGGATCGTGCACCTGACCCGATGCATACATAATCCCAAACATAAACAATGCACAACAAATTACTAGAAAAACTTTACCAAACGTCTTCATGACTATCTCCAATAAATTTCGAAAGGACATATGAGTCTAATTGGACCCTTTATTTCACCATCCGCTGGCAATTCGGCTTGTATGAAGCCAATAGTAACGTGTAAGTGTGAATTGGTATTGGTCTAAAGTATCTCACTACCGAGGCCAACCGCGAATTCAATCATCCGAAATAATTCTATCACACTTCTCGACCTTTACAAGTTAGTGCCTTTACGTGACCCCTAGGCCACCACCTTTTGGGACAGTATCACCATAGCAATTACTAGCATGAACATGAAACGTCCGTCACAGAGGCTCATGTTTTCACTACAACATCAAGGTGATATTGAGAGCACCTTACAGAAGAATAACCATAAGTCAACCCTCTTGAATTCCTGCCAGTGGTACCCTATAATGGCAGGACCACCTAGGAGCCACCTAATGTTTAAACCTAATAAACCACTTATTGGTCAGATATACCTTATACGTAACAACAATAAAGTGGTCGCAAGACTTGCAGATGAAAAATTATGGATAATATCTTGGTCCACCAGAATTAATTCTGAATTCAAAGTTGGAGACCGTCTATATGTAACCCCTTCAAAAGTTGAATCTGGAAAGGGTGAAGATTGGGGAAATATACAAGGGTTGTATGTGGCGATCTTGGATCCTTATGATGATGAATTGGATATGAAATACGGAAAAATCAATTGACACGTTCAAGGATAAAGCATAATATGAAGTGATGATAGGAAATTAAATGACCGACGCAAAGCTTTTAGAGCAGGCACAAAAGATCGTTGACTCCAAATCTGTCAACGAACAAATGCGGATGCTTGCTGACAATGGTATTGAGATAGCCGGATTGTGTCTTAAACTAAGTAAGCAGTTGACAGAACGAAAGGAAAAGAAAGTCAAGCCATGAAGTCATATCGCGACTATGCTTACCAGGTGAGCAAAGTTGGAGAACGTTATACGTTCGATGCCTATCCTCCTGTAGGATTGGCAGAATTTGATCTTGGGGATGCCTCCAATCATCTGGAGGCAGACAAGCAGGCAAAAGCTTGGATCGACAACAAACTTGTCGGTCAATTGGAAGAAGTATATTGAGCAACAATATTTCAACACTTATAATGCAGATACACGCTAACGAATAAATGGTGGAATACCTGCAAATAGGGGTTGAATCTTCCCGAAAGTTGTGTTAGATTAAGAAATACAATGAGCGCACAATTCGGGCTCAAAGTCGTGTAAAGTGGAAAATAACCTATTGAAAACGCATATTGCGTAAGGAGAGTTTGTTATGATTAAGTCTCTTATGGCCGCTTTCGCGGTCGCGATGCTCGCCAGCGCCTGTTCCAACATGTCGCCGGCCAGCAACCTTCAGGACCCTAGCGTTGCTTCATGCACCGTCCAGGTCCCTGGTCATCAGGCCGAGGGCACCATCCTCGGCAAGGCGGTGCCGGCAGGCACCGCAACTGTCAACCCTGGTTACAGTTGCGGTGATCCGTCCAAGGCAACTCCTGGCAACTAAGTAAAAGGGCCGCTCTGCAATATGCATCGGCCCTTTTATTTTATAAGGAAACCAATTTTTTGTGGAAAAAAGGCCAAGGCCATACAAGAGAAACCTGCGACAAAATATCCGCAACATTGACTGGACGAAAACAGTCAGCGGAACATATCGCCAACATGATTGCCGCCAAAAAAGGTTTCAAGCAATCCAATAAACAAAAAGAAACCGCACGCAAATTGCGCTCCAAAACATGGATGATAACTGCCCCAAATGGGCAGGTAACAATTGTCAATAATTTGGTTGATTTTTGTAGGAAATCCAATTTGCCTAGAGCTAGTGTGGTCTTTATGCACATCAAGCGCGGAAAGCCCTTTCGAGGCTTCACCTTCAAAAAATTAGATTGACATTTACCATCTGAGATATTAGATTATTGATTATACATGAAGGTGTAAAACAATGCCAATGATGCCGATAAATTCCTTTGAAATTGGGGCATACAACAAAGGTTATAATTCTATAACCGATCGACCCGAACCATGCCCTTATAAAATTGGTGAACCTGGATATGTCGCCTATTATATGGGCAGACGACAGGCGATCTATGATATCACCTGCATTGTTGTGATGCGTAAACCAATTGCAAATGATAACTAAAATTGGAAAAAAAGTAATTGATATATGATCTAGATAAGATCATATTAGATCGTGCAATTTTGACATCCAATTAAGGGAGCTTAGAAGAAATGCAAGATTTCGTTGCGTTTTGTCGCGGCCGCATCTCAGGTTTTGATACGATTGCAGCAAATCGAAAGGGGAGCAGAAGGGGCAACTACGTCTTTCGTCTTCAAGATTTTGGCTATAATGGTCTGACGCGCAACATGACAGCATCGAAATTTCGGGATCATATCACAACACGACTGAAAAAGTATGAAATAGAATTTCAATTGGTCGCTTTCGGACATAAAAAGACGAGAGATTTTAATCCAAAGGCTCAGGTGAAAGATTCAAGCCATTTTTGGGTTGAAATTAAGTTGGTATAATGGAGGAGTTTTGTCATGTCAACAGTCATTGAGAAAGCTTTGGAAGATATCGCGTGTGATATCTCAACCCATGCAGGCATTGTCTTCAATCTTGGATTGAAGGATGGTGCTTCTGGAGCGCGTATCAAGAATGCAGACGAAGTGATGAAAGCACTTCAAGTCGAGTGTCCAAAGTTTCGGACTGGCGAATGGCGCGTGTTTCATACCAAAAAGGTGCGCCAAATATATGGTGCCGGCCTCGATGTTGCCAAGGCTCATCGACGTATCACCGAAAAGTAATAATCTAACATACAATATCCTTGACAGGGCATTTGCGTTCTGTCATAGTGTTGGTCAGATGTTACAGGAGTGATAGATGGTAGAAATTAAGGGAATGATCCTCGATATCTATCGATGGAGTTTTGAAGATTGTTCCAATAACGGTATATCCAATCGATACAAGAAGGTGCTTCTGATTGGGGATCACATTCCCAAGATTCACGCGGCTACCGTAGATTTGCCGATTGTCAAGCTGGCAGTCGGCCCGGGCAATTCTGTCCGACTCATTCCTCTTGAGTTGCGAGACAAATGGGTGATGTTCGGCGGCGCGTTCTGCTGGACTTCTCATTCGGGGTTCGATCTTTCTGTCCGCAAGGAACTGGAAGAAACCCTGAAGTGCAAGCAAGATATCCCATATGTTGGACAGCCAATCAAGTTGTTCGACCGTTACGAAGGTGAATTGGTTCAACGCTAACAAGTAAAGATAATCCTTGACTTATGGTCTGCATTCATCTAGAGTGCAGACACTATGAAAGGTAAGACCAATCCTGTTGCAAAGAACATGAACGCCGTGAGCAAACCCAAGGTGGTTCGGCTCAAGACGTTGTATAATCGCAAGAAGAAAGATTGGAAAAAGGAATAACGGGTCACAAACGTACATTTAAATCATGTTTGTTGACATGTTTCGGTATGTTTGTTATTCTGTGTATAACTTGAAGAGGCGACTCATATGCCGAGGGGGCGCCGGATCAGCTTTTCCCCACCGGTATTCCCGCCGAGAAAGCTGATTCGTATTGGGTCGCCTCCTTTTTCCTCCTACCTCGTTTGAATAGATCATAAATCAAAAATACTTGTTGATAACTTTTATGGTATCATGTATAGTTCTTACATGATATTAGAAAACTTTCTTTTGAGTTATAAAGCGTGCCGCCGCGACCGTTTGACGGTTCCTGTACTGCATCGCTCAGAGGCTCTGGGTCATGCTGTGACCTTGATAGGCGAGTTACGGGACGCTCCTTGTGCGTCGATAGTGCGTCCTCGCGTTGAGTCGATGTTGTCAGCACAAAACCTCAAAGCAACATATATCACGACTGCAATCATCTGTGACCAGTTGATTGTATTGGCACACCAATCAGTCGAAAGTAAGCTTAATTTGGACTCAGAACGAATTTAAACTGGAGAAACCACATGAGGTACGCTCTGTTTATACTCGTCACTCCAATGTTTCTTCTCGCCACCAGTATGACCATGTGTGTATTCGATGAACACTATACACATTTGGATGGGTGTCACGACACCAACAAAAGACAGTTCCGTGCAAATGATCTTTACAAATGTGAAATTCAGTCTTCATATTTGCACGAAGACGAACACAACTCAATTTGGTAAAGTAGACCTTGACTTGGTCTCTGAAAATCTATAATCTAAGATTGTAGATTTCGAAAGGATAGATAATAGAATGCGCTATGCTACTCACGCTGATAGTGGGCGAGTCAAAGAAAGGCTTACCAAGGCATTCAAGACTCTCCGTTCTACTGGAATGTTTGCGCGCCAAAATTTCTGGTGTTGTCAAGGTTGCGCCACCTATGCTATTAGTAAGAAGCATGGTGAGAAAGTTAATTATGTTTTTTACCATAACCAGGACAATACCAGTTTGCTTGAAACTGGTGAAACCTACCTGACTTTTGGTAGTTCTGTCAAGCAAGGTAAGTTGATTTGTGCCGCCCTGCGGGCAGAAGGTTTGTCTGTCAAGTGGGACGGCACCATCGATAAGCGTATTCACGTATCGATGCCAAAGGAGAACTGATAATGTCGATGTGTGTTATAGTGCGTAACCTCCCCGCAACCAAAACATTACCTGATCGTTGGCTCATTATATCCGAGTCTCATGCCAAATACTATTCGATTGGAGATTTTCACAACGACGCCGATATGGATATCCAAATGGCATTTAAGCATTTCATGCGTGAAAAACACAACACAATTATTCATGATGAATGTACTGATTGGAATTATGGTCGCTTACCGAATTCCAAATTTGAATGGGTGTTCGTTTCACGGTAAAATAATCCTTGCAATGTCATGATGTTTGATCTATGATATTAAACATGACGATACAAATTTTAGGCTCATATGTGAGCATTCCTCTTTTCTGTCTTAGTTGGACTCTGTTCTCAACTGTCGCTTTGATGATTTTGGTGAAATTCACAAAATGAATAAGGAAATGATTGACGCATATCTCCAAATTGGCATGTATCTTGTTCCTGGATACATTGCATACAGATTAGTTTTAGTTGTTTTGGATTTGACAGTTTGCAGCGTACTTGAAATGTGGAGAGCATGATGAAAGGTTCCATGTTGATTTTCAAGCCTGGTGTGACTGATCCAAAACGAATTGACTTGACCAAACCGCCAACGGCATCGACCTTGCACAAGATAGTTGGTGGATACATTGAATTGGTCCCACATTTCGAGTCTATCGGTCTTGACGGTGACTCGTTCAGTTGTGTCGCATTCTGCAACGAAGAAGGCAAATTGTTGAATCTTCCATACAATGATGCCGCCACAAAGGCATGGCATTTCGATCTTGCGCCACTCGTTACAAGTGATGTTCTGGTTGGTAATGTCGTGATTGTATTTGGCGACGATGAATTCATGGCTAATCTGTAGGGGAATATAAAATGGTATCATATATCTACATGGCGTGTCTTATGTTCGCTTTCCCATTCGCATTACATTGTTGGAATAAGGTTGGTTGGAAGAACCAATTATCACGGATGTTCTTTCTTATCATGTCAATTTGGACATGGGTACTTGGAGCCCAGGTGTTCGGATTAGTCCTCCCGTTCAAATAATTGGTAAAATATACCTTGCAACGATCCTTGATTGTTGATATAGTGATCAAGTCATAAAAGATCGAGGTTTTAATTATGTCTTGGGAAGATAAGCCGACATATAAGATTGTGCGAACGTTCTTTAAGGGCGGTCATCGCACAATCAAGACGGGATTGAGCCTGCAAGAGGCACAGGCGCATTGCCGTGATCCAGAAACCTCATCAAAGACTTGCACACAGTCTGTCAATGTTGCAAGGACTCGCCGGTGTGGTCCTTGGTTCGATGGATATGATAAGGAGTAGCATCATGAAGATTCTCACCAAGGCTATTGAGAAGAAACTTTTGGCAAATGGGGCCGCAAAGGCTCACAATCACAAGCCTGTCCTAAAGCTTTTTGGTGGTGCCGCTTGCACTTGGCTGATCACCGAGATGGACCCGGAAGACAATGACCGTCTTTTTGGTCTGTGTGATCTTGGTATGGGCACTCCTGAACTTGGTTATGTGAGTCTCAAGGAACTCATGACTATTCGCTTTCAGCCTTTTGGTCTTGGTATCGAACGCGACCGCTTTTTTGAGGCGGATAAGACACTCCATGAGTATACCGAGGAGTCCAGGAGAAACGGTCGGATCATCGCATGAAATTGGATGAACTTGAAAATCCAATAGAGGCATCAATCGTCAAAAATTTGGTTGATGCCTTATTGAGCAATGGTTATGAAATTTCGCTATTCGATGGCGCACAATACAGCGTTATATCATCAATAACGCGCGATACAATTTTATCGGCAATGGCAGTTGGCCCCATTGACGTTCTGAGACTTCATGCTTATGATATGAACAAGTCGGTGCATGATAGTGTCGGCTGCATAGCGTTAATCTATGGTCATGATAGAGACGTGATCTATGATTACACGGCAAGCGAGGCAATAGCCAGTATTGTTGAACCGATCATCCAGAAATATTCAATCTAAAAGGTTGGAAATGATCAAAGACAAACCTTTGATGTGGTTCGCTAAATGTGCCAAATGTGGTAAAGCCAAGAATCAACATAGAAGTGGAACTCTAGAATGTCCAAAAGGTAAAAAGACACCAACTGGATATAAAGAATATACTGGTGAATATTATGAGGATATAAAAACGTAATAATATTATCCTTGATTTCTACCATTCAAATGGTACCATTCTCTATAACAATTAAGGAGTCGTGTCATGCAATTGCCCGCCATCAATATTAATGGCACCTCCAAGCAATCGTTGCTTGATCAATATCAACGCGGCTGGGGTGCCGTCAATGATGCCATTTCGGCGATCCAAGCAATCGAGGTGCATGGTCGAGACTATCAGACTATTGCCAATTCTAATGCAGCGAGTGATGCGATAAAGGAACATCGTGAAAGATTGTCCATGTTGCGCAAGGTTCGTGATGAATTGGAAAAGATCATGGAGCATATTCACGACAGTTAGATAAAACTCCTTGACAATCAAGGATCATTGATATAGTATTGTGGTCAATGATCCTGAAAAGGGGTTAGATACATGTCGAGTGATGATTTGATCAAGCGTATTCAAGACGCCTTGGGCACCGCCGAGGAAGGTGATGCCTTGGTAGAAGTTGCACGCAATGCCTGTCGCGCCGAACAAGAATTGGCGGCAATCAAAAAGCGTGCATCTGAACAAAGCACCATAACATTTGGAGAAGTGGAACCGAGACGTAAGTTTCGATTCACTATTGGTGCGGCGTTGATGGAAAAGACTGGTGTTTATACGTATCGCAAGATACAGACGAATCAAGTCGCGTCTTTCTACACTTTGGATGCCATTGTGCATTTAGAGCCGGAGGAGAACGAAACAAAATAATCCTTTACTTCTTTCTAACTATCACGTATCTTAGATATTAGATAGTCAGAACAGAGGAAGACACGATGAACACGATCCATCTTGATGCCAATCAGGTGCCCGCCAACATGCGAGGCTCATATACGGGCAAGAAATTCAAGGCACGTGTTTGTGAGACGATCACGATCCCGGCCGATGCTGGCCTTTGGTCTGGCGGCTCGCGTGAAACCTATCACGTTATTGAATTGGAATCCGGGCATACGGTGCCTGCGGCCGACCATATGGCGGCTCCGTGGGACAATCGTTCTGACAACACAATCACGCTAAAGCCTGGATATGCAGTCGTCATGCATTCTATGTTCTGCGGCAAGGACATGGGCCTCACGTTCTATCTGCACTCTGACAATGCGGCGGCATATCTGCCAGCACCGTCTGAATTGAGCGACCATGAGCGGCTTGTGCTCATTGCGACTCGTTCTTATAAGTCATCGTACGGCGGCCAGGACCGTTATCAGATGATGCAGCGTGATTGCGAGTATAAGAGTGACTACAGGAACGGCTCTAAGACGTTCCCCAGCCGTTCCGAGTGGGATGCTGCAAAGGCGTCGCTTGTGACTAAGGAATTGCTAGACAAGCGCGGCGCAATCACTGTGAAGGGGCGCAACGCAATCGGCAACGAACGATAAGCGGAAAGACCTTGACGTTCTAATATCTTTGATCTAAGATAGATACAAGATCAAGGAGACGTACAAATGGCCAGAAAGGTCTATTGGTTGAGCCCTCTCAAGGATTGTGATATCTGCCACAATCCTTTTGGCAATATCATGATCGATGGCAAGACTCGCCAAGGCCCTTGGGGCAATCTTTGTGAGCGATGCCATACTGTTTTTGGTGTTGGTCTGGGCCTCGGTCGAGGCCAGAAGTATGAGAAGCAAACCGACGGCAAGTGGCTGAAGATTGGAGGATAACCATGCATACAGTAAAGAAAATTGGTAAGGAATACGAAGTCGGCTATCATATCTATTCACAGGACGATATCGGCGGCGGTCCAGATTGGCATCCTATCGAAGTATTCCGACTCAAGACGAATGCCTATTGTTTCGCTTCCTATCTGAATGGTAACCCGACACTCGATCAACGGAGTGTCGTTGCTGACTTCCTTGATGCATATTCTGTGCAATAATTCGCTTGCATCTATGTTCGTTCCCTGTCATACTGCATTGTTGCTGCAGAGTAAGTTTTAGCAGTTCCTGTGCAGATGATAGGGAAGGGGCCTGCAAACATGAGCGAAGACGAAAAGACCAGCACAGTACCAGTGCTATTGGGATTGTTGAACAAAGGTTGGATAATCAAGAGCGTTCCAACTGTTGTTCTCACAAGAAACCCTAATGAACAAATGATTGTCAAGCTTGAGAATTGGAACGAAATTGTTCAGGCCGCCAAGTTCAAACAATTTTTTACCAATTCGAAAGTTCATACAATTGTTGCTTACATCAAGGATGCAACTAAGGTGACTGAAAACGATTTGGACAAATAGTCCTTGCATCAACCTTTGAATGTGTTACACTCTCAATACGTCAAGACCACAAATAAGGCAGTTGTCAAGTTTGGGAAGAAGGCGGATGCCAATGCAATGGGTCCGCTTTCTTTTTGACCATATTTCCAAATCAATTTAAATATTGGATTAGTCTGTTTCCAATTTTAAAAAATTCCACCAAATACAAATAACAATTGACGGTATTGCCTCATTGTTCTAAGATCATACATCTAAAGAGTTACAGAGCGGAGAAAAATAATGTTTGACAAGAGAGCCGCCGAGAAAGCTGCAAAGAATGAATACAAGGCCCAATTGTATTTTCGTGAACAGAGAATCCTTGATTTGCGCGAGCGCCGGCTATATAAGGAGAACCGCGAAATTGAGCGTCACCAAAAGAGTATTGCACGGGTGATGCGCAATCTCAGGAAGGGCGCTCTGAAGCCGCCAAAGTCTGCCACCAAAGAATATGGTCAGTGAGAAAAGCAATTTCTATTCTGAATAAAAGAATATTTCAGAAAATACTCCTTGCAAACATCTATGATCCTTGCTAGACTACGATCCTACTGATAAAAATTCAAGCGAGGCACACAATGATCGTCGGAACAAACCATTTCGTCAATTTCACCAAGGCTTGCGATTACTACCGCAGTCAAGGCAATGACGACCTGACTCCCAATGAGTTGGAGATTCTGGTGCGCGAAAAGCTGGCCGAAGGGGAAATTTCCCTTGACAAGCCCGAGGTTGATGTTGGCGAGCGGTTGTTGCTGATCGATGACAATTGCCGCTATGCTTTGGATGACGGCGCATGATTGACTATTTCTATATTGCAATCGGCGCCGGCTGCATTCTTTATTGGATTTGGAATGCAGCCGTGTCCCTGACCAGGAGATAGACAAATGAGTACCCATTCTTATTTCGTTGTCGAGTGCAATGACAATAGCTTCCGATCGGTCTATTGTCACTGGGACGGCTATCTGTCGCACAACGGCAGACTCTTGCTCGCTCATTACACAACGCAAGAGCAGGCTGAGAGCCTTGTTGCACTCGGGGATATGTCATCGCTGGGCGAAACATTGCAAGATTGCAATCCCTATAACGATTCGGATAGTGCAATGGGGATCAATTCATGTCTGGCAGGGGCACTCTTGATATGCCGTCGCGAAATTGTATACTATTGGAACAAGAGCGAACAAGCCTGGTTCTATTCGAAGTCAAACACAACTCCGAGAAATTGGACAAGACTGTCCGATTGCTTCTAAAATTTGGACAAATAAGTGTTGCAAAGATACAAGATATTTGATATTCTCTCCGAGACAACAAAGAGAGGGTGCCAGAAATGACCACACCGAGATTCGAAATTGGTCAGCAATATATGACGCAAGGAAAACATCCGCGTCTTTTCATTGTGACCGATATTCTGCGCACGTATAACAGCGCAAATGAATTAGTGGAAATCCGTTATGTATCGACTCATGAATTCATGGGCCATATTATAACGGATCATGATGTATGCGAAACAACGATTGCGCGCGGCGCTTTTAGCTAAGATGTGGAGATAACAATGTCAAACAAGGTTGACAAGTTGGAAACAGCGATCGGCCAATTGCGATTGCTCCAAACTCTTTATCAGAATCATTCATCACTCTATGATGGTATGACCCGCGCACAATTGAAACAGAATGACGAGGAAATCCAGGAGTCAATTGATTTTTTGGAATCTTTGACAAACGAAGAAGATTTGGATCCGATCACAATCCAAAAACTAAATCAAGAATAAAAAGACAAAAATAGTCCTGTACAAAGTCTAAAATCCTTGATATAGTCTATTCAACATCAAGGAGAGAACAGATGACCGAGCTTTGGATCGCTATCGTTCTGGAAGTCTGGTATCAGAAGTCCAAGGATGAGTTGGAGCGTTACAATTACTCCAATGACCGCGAAGGCTTCCGTGATGCGATGGGATTCCAGAATCCCGAGAGCTATACCCAATTCATGGAGGCCTGGACATGAATTCCGCCACTTTGTCAATCAGCATGACACAATTCCGTCAAAAGTGGAAATACACTTCAGACAACGTGAAGTATGCTGAAATGATTGAAAAGAATCATGGTAAATTCTTCACATTGGATGCAACACCCTATGTGGAAAGATTGGATGAATTCTGCATTTTCTACACGATGACGCTTGCAAACAACTCCTTGCTTGATACATGATGGCCAGCACTATGTATTTTTGGTGAACAGCAATGCAGAAACACTTACAATTGTTGAAAATCGGAATATTCCTTGCATTCCTGGTAATATTGGCTTGCATACTGGCATTATTGAAGATCATTTTTTAAGTCCTGGAAACTCATTCTCTAAAAGTAACTGTTCCAAAAGAAGGGGTGCACGTTCTAAAAAAGACAGGAAATTACATATAAAATCCTTGAACATACATCCACACTCTGATATCATTCTCCCACACTAAGGAGAACAACGAATGAAGCCGACATGCGACAACGAAGCAACGGAACTAGGCTACAATCGTTTGGTGGTAGCTATTGGGTTTCATTCATCTACCAATGACAACGACCAATGGCACGGTGAACGCTATTTGTTTGTCAAGTTTGATACCGATCTTAATGATCGTTTCTTGGCATGGGATTGTGATTTGCAAGAATGTGTGACAATCAATGGGTGGTTGTTCACCTTTAAGAATGAAGGAGACTCCAATTGACCGAACAAGAATGGTTGGATTGGATTGACGCTCTAGTCAAGGCCGCATCCAACGACAATTAGATATTAAACTCCTTGACAAGCCAATAGGGTCCTGAAACATGGATCCTATTGGCATTTTAGTGAAAACCGCATCTCCCTACACAAAATTGGATAAGTCAACGTTTATTTTAATATCCAATTTATAGGGGATCCTAAACTATTGATATTGTTGGAGAATATTTGACACTTTTTGGTCTTTTTCTAACATATACCCTGTCAAATCCACTACTCCAGAAAGCAAGAATATTTCTCCGATTTTGTTAGACATGGACTGGAGCTTCCACTATACTCAAAACATCAAGAGAGCAATAGGAAGAGCATTCCGCTCTACCGCTCTAGACTGACAAAGGAGACTGACAATGGCTAAGAAGAATGTTGCTACCAAGCTGCCGCAGAGCTATGCGATCACCAAGAGCACCCCGGGCATGGTCGCCCTGCTCCGTGATCTGTTCTCGAATAACAAGGGCAAGCTGTTTGACATTGCTGCCCTGCAGAAGGCGACTGGCAAGAAGTGGGTCAACGGCTTCATCTACTACACGACCCGTGAGTCGCTTGACCCCAACGCGCCCGAGTCGTTCCCGCTCGTTGCTGTCAAGAAGGATCGCAAGGTTGTCGGCTATATCTTCAAGGGCACGACCGCCGAGCGCTTCCGCAACGCCAAGGGGCATCTCGTCAAGCCGACGAACGTGATCGGCAAGTGGGAGAGCAAGCTGGTCGTGCGCGCCGAGCAGGCCGCCAAGGAAGCCGAGGCCCAGCAGGAGGCGGCCGCGTAAGCGGCCCCTCTTCTCCAACGAGTAGCAAAGAGGGGGCTCATCCCCCTCTCTTTTATTGGAAGTCAAGCCAATTCTTTCAAAAAGATTGGAAAGGGGGTCAAAACCATATATTTTCCAAGTTTCCTTATAAATCAAGGACTTAGTGGAAATAGTTGGAAAAGATTTGACAAAAAAAGTATCTAGGAGGGGTCCAAAACATACTTTTTAATTGGAAATAGTCCTTGATCTATCTTCTAGCATATGCGATATTCTCGTTGCACTCGAAACGATACTCTCTAAATCAGATACGGAGAATGCCATGTTCGATAATCTTCTGTTAGCTATCAAGCTTGAGCTTGAATTCATGGAAGACATGCTGGGCCAGCACATGAAGCGGTTTCATAGTCAGGGGGTCCGCAAGCGTTGGCTTATCAATCGCGGCATCTATCATTTCAAAAAGCCTTGACGCTCATACTTGAGTGTGGTATGATGCTGCCACACTCAATAGAGGGGCAGTAGATAAGTGAAGATACTCAAGAAGCAGCAAAGGAAGCTCAACAATCGACGCAATGCAATGTCGGTGACAATGAAGAATTCGAAGAACCCTGCCGCATATCGTATGCCGGGGTCCATGCGCAAGAGTTAATACGGACTGGGTTTAGGCCAGTCACTCTGAGGGAACCTAGGAAAGGAAACCATCCTAGGTTTCTTTTTGTTGGTAGGTTAATTAATAATACCAAATCAACCAATTAACCAAACGACCAGGGTGGGTGGCGGTCCTGGTCCGATCCGACCCAATGTCCAGGAGTATAGACTAAATTGGATCCAATTACAACAAAAAAATTGGAATCTTTTCTCTTGCATTGTTCTCCGATTCTGTTATGATGTCTTTATCAGAACGGAGACAACGATGACTGTTCAGAACGAAATGACTTCACGCTGCTTTGTGAAAGCTGGAGGGATTTGGGGGGACGCTTTCTGGAAGCGCGTCAATCCGTCTACTATCATCTCTATTGGGGGAAGCACGTCGCGCGACTCGTCACTGCATAACGATGACTTCTTGATGTCTCCGACAGACGAGACTGAGTGTAATCCAGTCTGTTTGCGCGTCTATTACGACGTTGATAGCGCGTATGATGTGACAGTAGGGGAAGCTCCGGAATGTGATGAATATATCTCTATGACATTCGCTAACTTGCAAGAGTGTCTTTTCTTCATTGATCGTACGTATCGCTAGATCAACGTATCGCTAGACATAGAATTGGAGGCCTGTCAAGGCCTCCTTTTTTGTGCTCGTGGTTAATTAATAATAGGTGGTTGACGATTAACCATTGTTCCAGGTGGGGTGGCCTTCCTGGTCCGGTCCGACCCATGAGTCCAGTATATCGGATTCCAATTCCAATTACAAGAAAAAAATTGGATTGGATGGACCATTTTCTTGTTGCAATGATCTATGATCTTTGATAGACTTCAATCATCAAAGGAGACTGACGCATGAGCAAGTGCCTCGAAGTGAAAGAAGGGACCAAGACCTTCAAGACCGTTGCCAATCTGGACAAGGCGCTTGAAAAGTATGGGTTCCAGGACCTTGCTCATATTCTCGTCTATACAGCAGACGGTCGTGTTACGGCGGTCTTCGTTGACAAGGATGCTAATCCTGTCATCTTCCGAGGGTTCATGTGGGTTTTCGGTTGGTAGGGGGTCTAAATGCTTTGTCATATCAATCATCCGAGTGTCAATCGGCGCAATCTGCCAGTGCATTCGTCACAGTGTTTCCGCTTCTATAGCGGGGATCAAGTGTTCTGTGCCGAGGCCTCTGACTTCAACGGCAAGACACTCGCTGGCAGTGTGTTCAATGACGCGATTGATTGTGGCTTTATCATCAAGTCGCACAAGACGGGCAGGGAGATCGTTTTCGTTCACTGTGAGACTGACAAGCAAGACGGAGAGATCAAGGCCTGGCGCTATCGCCCGCTCTTGGGACAGGGGGTGGATCGTATGCGAGTGACGATATTCAACGATTGAACATCCATTTTTCCGTTGACTTGGATGATGGGAGCGAGTAGACTGCTTCCATCATCCAAGGAGATGCAAATGTCTGATGCATATCGTGCCGGCAAGTATCATGCCGAGGCGGGTCTCCCCTCCAATCTGGACTTCTACACCCCGCATACTTTCGCTTGGTTCGATTACCTGGAGGGTCTCCGGGCTGGTCACAATGAGGTGTATTGGAGCGAGCACCGACACGGTGATCCGCTCAAGGCCAAGGTCGCTCTCGCTATGCGCGAGTCTGTCAAGGAGATTCTGGAGAAAGCTGGGCGCAAGTAAATCCATTTTCTTATTGACGTTGGAGGCAGTCTCATGTAGACTGCTTCCATCATCAAGACGGAGACTGACATGCGACTGAACATTCCGCTGGCTCCCTTCGAAATGCTGGGTCAAGCGATCTCCCTGGCGGTGCGTACCAAGATGCTCCAGGATTGCCTGGCTGACGGCTCGTTCCATCACTCCACGTTCCGTACCGAGTCCAACATGTATGGGCTGTATATCTATGTCCACCAGGACAACGGTTTCAACGGCTTCACGCTGCTCACCGGCTTTAGTCGGTACGATGGTGACGCTTTGGAGCGGGCTCGCAATCTGGTCGCTTCTCGCGGCGTCTATGAGGGGTCCTACCGCTAGGTAGGATTTCCATTTTTCTTTTGACGTTGGAGGGGGCTTCTGATAAGCTCTCTCCAACATCAAGGAGACGACAAATGCAGATGACGATTGCCGAAGCCCGCGAAGTGGTGGCTGCCACTGCTCATTTCATCCGCACCCGGGGCACGAATTCTGCCGTTTGCTATCTCATGTCGGCGGCGTGCCTGGACGAGACGGTTGCCAGGAAATTTGTGACTCGGATCGAGGTGTATCCGGAATCGGTGGTTGCTGACTTGACAAAGCTCTAAATCCCAGAAAGGAGACGACCAAAAGAGGGGTCATTGGCCCCTCTTTTTTGTTTCACGTGCTAGTTGGCATTCGCCCAGGCTTGGTGTCTGCCCTGGTCGGTCCGACCCCTTGAAAGGCATCATAGAGGAAGACCGGAGGCAGGTCAAGTCCAATTCTTTCAAGAAAGTTGGATTTTGGCATCTTTTCTCCTTGATCTTTGTGGCTCTTTCACGTATGCTTTCTCCATGATTTCGGAGAGGTCTTCCATGAACTGCCACACGTTCTGCAACGGCAAAGCCGCTTGCGACTATGCTCTCGCTGGCAATGCCACTCTCACCCTGTCGTCCCTCAAGACGGGCGCACGCTACACGTATCGCGTCCGTCAGCCGCGCGAGGGCAATCAATTGATCCGCTTCCTGTCGCTGCTGACCGGCTCTGACAACGAGCGGTCTTATAGCTATCTGGGCTTGGTGCGGGACGGCCAGGTGGTGCTGACTGCCAAGAGCAAGATGGCTCCTGACAGCAAGCCGGTGGCCGCCTTCCGGTACTTCCTCCAGCACGCGATGGCAGGGGCGATCGCTCCCTCCTTGGAGGTCCGTCACGAGGGCAAGTGCGGCCGCTGTGGCCGCAAGCTGACGGTTCCTGCCAGCATCGATAGCGGGTTGGGGCCGGAATGTGCGAAACGCTTCAACTGAGAGGTTTTCCTTGACGATGGGAGCGGTCTCTGCTAGACTGCTTCCATCAATTTTCAGTAAGAGGAGAGAGAAAAATGAGTGTTGCGAACACCCAGAGGAACAAGGCGCGCCGAATGGCGAAGCACGAGCGGATGTATCCGCGCAAGAGCACGCTTTCTGCGGAGCAGCGTCGGGCCCTTGGCAGGGCCTGGAAGGCGGAAGCCAGGCGTCGGGTCGAGTTTGGTAAGTAAGTCAAGCGGAAAGCGGCTTTCGGGCCGCTTTTCTTTTGTCTTTGGTCAACCAATTCTTTCAATCAATTTGGTTTATTGGTTGACGGTGTTTCCATGGTCGGTGTCTTCCCCGGTCGGTCCGACCCTGTGGAGGCATCTTACGTGATCTGCCACAGCGGGTCAAGGCTTTTTCTTCGGTGGTTTTCCTCTTGACGGCGCTGCTAAGATCATTCATGATGGAGCGATCATCTAGAGGGAGCTTTCCTGCTATGCTGCATTTCAACATGAGGGTCGTTCCGAGGGGGCATTCCTACGGCCGGAGCGGCTCCCTGACGGCGGAAGCGTCCATGGTGGAATTCTATGATGCGCGCTTTCCGCACACCGAGCTTGGTCAATTCGTTTCGCGCTACTACGTGGAGACGTTCATGAGCCACCACGGTGCGTTGGTCTTGGACGGTAGCATCGCGGAGTGGACGATGACGGCGGATCAAGTGGAGACCGCCCAGCGGACGTTGGCAGACATGAAGGCGCGCGGACTGTTCAAGTAGAAGTCCTATGCGCAAGATTGGAGACCAGAATTGCGTATAGAGCGCCATTGTTGCGCATAGGAATACTACGCATAGGAAGTTACCCACAGATTTATTTGCGTGGAGGCCTTGACAAGGGGTTGACTTTTGGACTCCGTGGAGTTATGCTCCGCACTTTCTTTCCCCTTCTTTCTTTTTCTCTTTTTCTTTCTTCCCCTTTCTTTTAGGGAAACCTCCAAGGTAGACAAGTCTCGAAAGGAGACTTTCATGGACCGGATGAAAGTCAACCGCTGTCGTGAGATGATGCTGGCTCCTGCCAAGAAGCCGTCGGTGGAAGTCGCCAAGAACACTTCTTTTATACCCTACCCTGATTCCTTGACTTGGGCAAGAGCCATGAAAGGCGCCTTGACACACGATCAAGTCATGGCGATTTACCGGAGGAACCCCGACAGGACGCATACTGAGCAGGAGGTTTCTGAGGCATATCGTTCTTCTTGACTTTCTTTGTGGTCGCTGTTAGAGCTATGACATCTTAACTTTGAGGTATTTTGATGAAACTTCTTGACATGCTTGACTTCCTTGAGAAGGTGGAAATCACCATTGATGCCAAATCGTTGGTGTTGTTGGTTGCGGCATCGGAGCAGGCGATCTCCGAAGTCGATACAAGAGAACATGTCGTGATTTTGACTAGGGCGGCAATTGACAAGGTGGAAGCGGCGATCAAAGCCAAGGAAGATGCAATTTCGGGCTTGCTGCCGGTTTCTCCTTGACGCTCTAGTCATGTTCTGCTAGTCTCGTGGCATGACTAATCTACTCGTCTTCGGTGGCAGTCTTGCCATTTTCTGGACCGGGTGCTGCCTCCTGAAAGTTGTGGTACGTTGACTCGTTTCTGGCTTGACTGGTTGGCGGTTGCCAGTGTCACTCTTGGTGTGACGGTGGTGTTCTGTGCCATGGTTCTTGACTTCCGGTGGATGTGATGTTCTATCGCTTTCTCTTGGTGGTGTTGTTCTTCCAAGTTTTCATTCTGACGGTTTCCGGGGTTTGGGGATGAGACTTCTTGACATTATCTGGTTTGTATTGTTCATAGCGACACTCGTTTTCCTGTCCGCGCAACTCGGAGCATTCTGAGTATGATGACGGACAAACAGAGGTATCAGGTCGTCAGGCTGACTATGCAGGTCGATTATGTCTTTCCTGTGACGGAATGGGAAACATGAAAGTCACCTATGTTTGCAGCAAAGGCCACGAGACTGAGGGAGAGCATATCCCTTATGGCCATGTCCTGGAGTGCCCGACTTGCCATGAAATCTCGGTCAAGGTTTATCCACAAGGTGGTGGTCGTGAGTGGGTGATCATTCCAGAAGAAACGGCGCGCTTTCATTGTCTGACTTATCGAACGGCACAACGTTAGGGGGCTAACCCGAAAGCGGCTAATCGGGCCCGGGGATTTGCCGGTGTGTCAGGACGTTACGCACTCTGACTAGCTCCACCAAATTTTAAGGAAACCAAGATGATTCAATTTTTCAAGTCTTTCTGGAATGCTCTTGTCGGAAACTGGAGGGTAGACTATATCCCAGACCCTTCTCCACTTTGGACGACCACTATTTCCAATGTCACCTACACAGTAGACGCCGACGGCAAACGAACGGTCAAGACTTCTGGTCGTGAGATGACAGACGAGGAAAGAGCGGAATTCGACAAGATGATCAAGGGATTGGAACAGACGTTCAAGGAAATGCGAGACTCCTTTGATAAGATGAAGTCGATTTGACAATTTGAATTTCTGTGAGATTGTGGTCGTAGTCAATAAACATTTTATGGGAAGTTTTCATGTTGTCTCCTCTTTTTGATCAGGCTCCGCCACATATCGCGGCTGCCGCCGCGAGGGTTTCAAAGATCAAGGTCAAGATTGATCGTTACGATATTTCCATGCTTCTGATGGGCTGCCGGGAAGCGATTTCCTTCGGCTGTATGCATCCGGAACTGGTGAGCGACGTTATCAAGCACGTCGAGGCGCTTTGCTTGGTGCCAACAAGTGATCCAATGACGGTCGAAGTTGATTGTGCCACTGTTTCGATCATGTTGGGCGGTTGCGACGTTGCAATCATGAACGGCAGTCACAACGCCCAGTCACTTATTGACACGGTGAATCGCATCGAATCGTTGGCGCAGGATGCCGTCGATGCTTACGAGGACTCTTCCAATGTCTCGTGAAACCATGCGAACATATTTGGATCAAATCAATCCTACTGGCCTGCCAACTGATGCCTATGTCAAGGTTCATGCGGATGACTTATCGATCCTGTTGACTGCTGGTATTGTTGTGGCCGGCATGTCAGAAGAAAAAATCGATGGGTTCAACGATACGGATCGAGCCTTCCTAAAGGAAGCCATCTCAAATGTGATAAATTCCGATCCTTTGTTCCCAATTAATGAGGATAGACCAAATGAAGAGAGATGAACTGACAACCGAGGAATTCTTGGCGATAGACCCTGAAGCCGCCAATACCTATGAGGTTCTGAAGAACACCACTGTCGAGATCAATGCTGCCATGCTTGCGCAACTTCTTGGTGCAGTCGGCGCGCATCTCAAACAGAGTGATTGGACGAAATATCCGAACACCAGGGCTCGTCTTGAGGAAATCATGATGACCGGTACTATTATCTTGGCTCTTGCTTTGGATGAAGCCAATTAATCATGACAAATTATGTCAACATGCCGGACAAGGTCTACCTTGTCCGGGAGAAGGCGACTGGTAAGTTCCGGGCAGGAACCGGCAAGACCGCTATTCCAAAGATCTATAAACATAATCCGGGTCTTATAGTCGGTGAACAGTTGGTTGAATTGTCCATCAAAGTTGAAGAAAAGCTCCAGAAAATTGGACCTAATGGTGACACATTGGTTGTTCTTTGAACCATGAAAAAACTTATTCCCTTATACGGTATTCCAGTCCAAGCAAAGAAAACCAGACGAGAAGAATTGGATGATATCCTTGATTTAATTTATAAAGATCGAGGTTATGTCAATAACAAATATCAACCAAGAATGACCAAACGTCATCTTGAATTGGTCAAAAAAGGTTATGCTAAGGTGACGAGAACACCTAAAATATATCCTAAAAACCACGGTAGTTCTAAATCATCCAAAATTAGTAGCCCTTGTCAAACTAAGCTCGAAATCACTCCATTGGGAATTGCTTACCTCAAGACGACCAAGAAATATAGGCCCTGATGGGATTTGATCTTTTGTTGACTGTGGTATTTACAGAATTATTTGTTGCAATCATGGTTAGGTTTATAGTGAAATGAATATAAAGAAAATGTCTGACGAGGGTGCGGTTGACACCATCAATGAAATCTGCGATGGTCTCAAGATGTTCTTTGAGAACAATCCTGAGAACTGCAAGGAATTCCTCAAGATGCTTGTGGAAGAAGTTTTGGATCCACTTGCAGCCGAGGATTATTGGGGCACCGAAGGTTGGGAGCATGGCTTAAATGTTGAAGTCTAAAATCTTCACTGAAGGTGACATCTTGAAACAAAATGCCGATCTTGTAATGGCAGAACATGATTCCTTGCCTGCCAATAATAGAAGGTGGGCTCATAAGGGAGATTTTTGGACTGGTTATGATAAACATTATACGCCTTTTATTATTCCCACTAAAACAAAAAATCGACTGAATGTTGGCATCTACAAGATGTACAAGGATGCCGGTCTATTCTATGTGTTGAAAAAGTAGATTTTCGATGACCCAGATTACCAAGATTCCTGAAAGCTGTTATATTGGCTACAAGCATCGTGGTGATGGTGAACCACAACTTGGTTTCATGACGCCATATGATAAGACGAAGGCGTTTGACAAGCGCAAGGAGACTGTTGATCGTTGGGTCAATGGTTATTCTTGGCAGAACAATCCAAAAAATGCGAAGAACAAGGCTCCTGAAATCCTGAACAACCATCCAATGAAGGGCTTCAAGCTCACGTTGGATGTAAGACGTGCCTACCGATATAGTGGTCCCGACTCATGGCGGGTGCTTGATCCTCGTGGTTTCGAACTGGAAATCAAGAATGAAAATCTTGCCGAATTGATGATGGATTGCGCGATTGACAAGGGAGATATTTCGGGAGAGTGTATCTGGGCAAGACGTGGCGGGAACAACATCCTGTTGTCTGTCAATTCAGATGAATACAAGAATGCGGTGAAGGCCACCAAGGCAATTGATGGTGCCAAGAAGGCTTACATTCCAATGAAGAATGTAAAGATTGGCAACAAAGTGATCCTGGAAAACGGAATCACTGGCATTTATTGTGGTCGTATGAATGGTTATTCGGAATATCGACGGACCAAAAAGCCAAGCCATACATTCATTTGTACCAATAAAGATGGTGTCGAATATGTCTACACTCGTACAGAGGTTAAAGCCTCGGAAATCCTCGATACTGCTGAACAAACTCAGAAATATCTTGAAAATCAAATTGTCCAAGATATTGCAAAGGGAAACTGTTACGCTTTCTATCTAAGCAATATCGTCAAGCGTGAAATTGACCTGGTTACGGATAATCGTCCCGTTGATCGACAATACAATGGTATTTGTGAATATAATGGTAAATACTATCACTATCAGAATTACGGAAGCCTTGATCTTTATGAAATAGATCAAGCTGCACTGGTTAACAATGGCGTTATCCAATATTCAGACCTCAATCATTATAGATGGGGTAGAAGTCGGATTACCCCGATTGGTCCAATTACTAAATTGATCATTCAAGAAACTGTACATACCGAAGCTGGAAACACCATCAAAGTATACAGAGGAGAAGGGTAGCATTTCCACGTTATAATAAAAGTTCACATTCACACCCAACAACGCAATATTTGTTCTGCATCTTCCGATGAGGGTAGGTGTTATATTCGTTGTCAGTGGACGTAATTGCTATTGACAACTTAACACAAGTTAATCATCATTAAGGAGAGTTCAACATGACGAAGGAAAAGAACGTTATTGCGTATAGCGGTCGGGCCTTTCCGAAGACCACCGCAGACAACGTGGAAGCGATCCTCGGCGCGATGAAGCGCAAGAAGGTCGTCTCCCTCAAGGAGATGCAGGAAGCGACGGGTAAAAAGTGGGTCCGTCGTTCGCTTGCAGCAGTGAAGATGACCCACAATATCGTGCCTGTGCGCGAGGGGCGCAAGCTCCTGGGTTTTTCGCTGCAGAGGGGCAGCGGAACGCTTGGCAGTCGGTCGATCCCCAAGTCGCGGTTCGCGGTGAGGGGGAGTTCCAAAACGGCCAAGATCGTGCCGTTGAAGGATGCTCGTACGGAAGCGTAGTCAGTCCGCTCCGCACAAAAGAACCGGCGAGGAGATTGGTTTTTCCTCGCCGGTTTTTTGTTGCGTCTGTGATGAATCGTGTTACTATTATGTCACTGTTTGATCACACAAACAGAAATCAAATTATCATCAAGGACAGGGATGTGGGTCGTATGCAAAACGTGTCTGAGACAGAAAGTGAGGAGGTCCCGCTTGTTGGTTCCCTCCAAATATATTGGTTCCCTCAGGTTGGTGGAAAGATGTTCACATATCCTGTGGATTCTCTAGAACATGCAGTGTCTATGTTGGACATGCTTGCCAAGTATGATTTGTTCCAGTTTGAAAACAAGATTAAAGGGGACTACACAAATCATGGTGGTCTCCAGATTTGGTCGAAAGATGACGGTAGTGGAATGCCAGGTTGGGTAGAATGGAATCCCGAGGAAGAACAGATTGATGAATTCGAGGAAGGTCTTTTTCCTGAAGTCAGTGACGCTATGATTTTACACTAAAGAAAAGAACCCCGGGACTTCTTAGACTCCCGGGGTTCTCTTTATATGATGATTCCAATTTTTTTAAATTTGGTTTTCCATTCTTGAAAACCTCGACCATGATTCATGGTATAATCAGTTTGAAATTGCCATAAATGGACCATCTCGTGTGCGACTGTAGAGATGAACATCTGTGACGCGGAAGCGATGAGGTTACGTTGAGATACGGCACGGAAGCGATCCCTGAGTCTCATGTAGGTGACCCCGGTATCTAAATCCCCTTCTGCCTGCCCCAAATCTCGCATCCTTTTGATCTCTATATACGATGGACGTTCCACGAGACCATTGAACATCATTTCATTTATGAAATCAAACCAATGCTTTATATCAGATTTTCTTGGAAAGAATACGTCGGTATCATCCTCACATTCTTCGTATGCACGCTTTAGAGCTTTGAGCTTTTTCTTTGTCATGGATACTCCTAGTGTTGGTAAGATATATCATGACAAAATGCTTATTCGGCACCTTCCATTATTAAAACGTCTCTGAGCCGAATAATCTTTAGTTCGGTCCAAGTAGACCCGGAAATGCTTCTCTGACCATCGCTTCCGTAATACCATAAGCTTTCTGGAAATTCTTGGTCAAGAGATTTGACAACACAACCGCATCATCTTTCTGGAGACCTTCCAATATCTGGATCAAAATTTCCGTCTTTCTGGTAACAGGGAGAACGGATGATCTTGGGTTCTGTGGTCGCCATAGATCACGAATGACCGAGTCATTAGTCTGAAAGATATAGATACGCTGCATAGCATCGTAAAGGCTCGTGTAGCCGAACGTCACCGGTACATCCATGGGCTTATAGTCAGGGATCGGTGTATCGAATCTAACTCCAGGATGGAAGTTGCCAAGCAACATAGCCTGAAACGTCCTTGCTGAAGGGTAGTTATAATCGTTGGTTCCATACTTTACCATAACGGCAATCTTATCATGCTTACGTCTGGCAGCTTTAATTTCGTCAAATACTTCACTAAACTGTTTCATTGGTTTTGATTAATCCTCTAATTTCACATCGGTATACTTAGCTAGATCGTACAACTGATACTTGATCAGTTGCAACAAATCGGTCATATTTGGGCCTTCATATTTGTATTCCTCGAAACCTCTATGAGATTCCAGACTTTCAGCAATTTCAATAGCTTTGGTGATATATGGTTTGGCTGTTTCCAAATCTTTGGTTAATTTGGAAACATTAACCAGAAATTTCTTGTATTCTTCAAATGTACCCCCAGTCATTATATAATTGGAGATATAGCCATCATGATATGAATCACTCATTATTTTCTTCACCATTTAATTCCTCTTCGGTTGGTAGAGGAATTTCCATAAAATTTTCCACGATGGTTTGCAATTCATGCTCGAAACCCAAGACGCGAAACATCAAGGATTTTAGTGCCTCTTTGACAAGCACCATATCCTTGAATTCACCGACACTCAATTTTTCTGGGTCAATGATCTCGTTCTCCTTCATATAGGAGGCGAGAACGTCAATCATATTGTCCGTATGTGCGTCAATAACATTGACGGCTCTGTTATAGATTGCTTCCTCTTCATTAGAAGCCGACCAGTTTATCAACTTCTTTTCTTGAGGTTTTTTCTTACCAATTCTATTGAATTGTACTACTTTGGTTTCTTGTTCTTGTTGTTCAGTAGTCTCTTCCATTATTCTCCTATCGGAAGACTCGCATCAAGATTGTATCGGCGTTGACACGGCCTTTCGCTTCAATCAATTGCGTCTTCAACCCCTCGAAAGCCTTGCGGGCAGAGACTTTACCGCCATTCATTATCTCAGGCAGGATGACTTCCGGCTTACGAACACGCTTTGAAAAGGAATTCTTGTCATCAAATCCACAAATTGTGGAGCCTTTGACAGAAAGACCTTGCATATTATCAGCGGCTCGGAGAACCGTTAGCTTTCGATATTCTCCATTGAACAACCACAACTCTGCTGCTCCGACGATAGAGCGAGGATCGATACTGTTCAATTTATATTTATCGTCATTTCTGGCGAATTTTAATTTCTTGATTTGCTTGTCGGGAGACTTCGGCCGACTGATCCGCTGCTTGCGCGCTTTCTTGATCTTCGGTTCTTCCTTGAGAGCCAGAACACTAAGATGTGAAATGAAGTCATCCATTCCGACACAAAGACGCTTGAGGTCCTTTCGGTCGTAATGCATGAAACCTTCCGCAATTTCTGGGTCCTTGCCAGACAATGCAAGCTCAATCTCGGCAAGTTCCTTGCGATACTGAGGAATCAAGGAATCTGCAACCTTCTTGGTCACGATTCCATTATCCACATCTTTACGCATCTCTTCCGTGTAATCATAATGGATCACCAACTGATCAAAGACGCGATCAGCAAAGATGCAGGCTTCCCGAAAGTTATTGTCATTGGCAACAGAGGTCGCACGTTTTGTGCTAGTCTCGACACTTGGGGACCGCTCGCGGAGCGTCGTAATCTTGTCTCTGAAGCGTTCCATCACATCAAGAGGTACTTGCCTGCCAGAGTCATGTAGCCGTGCTGTAGCGCCGAGCGTCATGAACAGTTCCGCAGGAAGCTCCCGGAGTCTTCCTGTATCCTCTCCATTCTTCTCAAGATAGGAGATGACAAATTCCTTGGTTTCCTTTGCTTCGAAGCGGTAGCTGCACCAATTGTAATAGTGAACAAGTTGGTTTTGGGTGGCCATTCCAGACCACATTGGCTCGGGACCAACAAACTGCCTTTCTGTCATGGCAATAGCAAGCTTGCCCATTTTTTTCTGTCTGGCCATGTTTCCCGCTTTCTTATTGATCTTTCGCGACTTTACGGCAACTCTGACCACATGTCAAGCGTTCGTTAAGGAGGTCGATTTCTTGTTGATATCGCTCCTCATTATGCATTACAAAAATAAACCAACCTTTCATAAGGTCATCCATAAGGTCATCTTCCTTGATATGATAAGAGGTATAATCTTTTGCGCCACCTTCTGCAAATCCTACAATAATTTTTTTGGTTTCAATAGATTCGATTTTGATTTGACCATTCAAATCAATTGGCGTTCTCCTGGAGCCTCGTTTTTGATAAAATTCAACGATCTTTGGAACAGATGTAAGTCCTTTTTTAATATCTGGAAACCAATCAAATAGAGAAGATGGAAAGACAGGGGTAAAGATTACAGGATCGTTTTTAGAAGGCATGGAGACTAGCCCATTGTGGATTCTTTGTTAGGTATAATTTAGGATCGGCTATCAATTGCATTGTCTCTAATGTTGCCGCCGTATCAACTTTAGGTGACTTGACAAGCGTAATCTGCTCACGATTTACCATTATAGATTCTGCTGGATTGATAAACACGTTCCATTTGTCGTGCCAATTGATAATCTCACGGCACATATTATCACCAAATCTCACAAGATAAAACTTCTTTATTCCAGAATTGATCACCTTATGAATTGTACCTACACGAGTACGTACAATAACTTCATCATCAATTTCTGGTTCATGGGTTACCAACAAGGCTTTTCGGATCATTTCCGCAAAAGCTTTACCATATTGACCCTGATTACAATCGATCACAATAGTTCCACAATTTTTGTAGATACGAAGTCTTCCATCACTATCTAAATTGAGTGATACACCATGACCAAAATCAGCAATGGTTAGATTAATATAACATTTTTCATTTGAATTTATTGGTGTTATCATTTATTTAACTCAAAATAAAGAATTGCTATTTGCCACATGTAACCTTAAAGTTAATAATGGTGCGCCTGATCCGATTCGAACGGATACTATGCCGGTTTAGAAGACCAGCCGACTTTCCAGTTGCCGACAGGCGCAATTTTTGGTGTCCCTGGAGGGACTTGAACCCCCACGGCCGAAGCCCATCAAATTTTAAGTTTGTGCCGTCTACCAATTCCGAGCACAGGGACAAATTTATAGATTCGGAAGTGTCTTCCTTGTTGTCTTACGTCTACGTTTCCTTGGCTTCTTTGCATGGACCTTTCGGAGTTCCTTGAATAGATCATCACAATCGATCCCTACAAATTTAGCAACCTTTTCCAACCGATCAAGTTTCTCCTCGTTTGAGCATTCGGCTTGATTAGTCATTCTGTCATAGGCAAGTGCCTTTGTCAATAATTCCCGCATCTCCTCAACTTGTTTCTTGAGGTTTTCAAATTCTGTGCGAGAGATTTGAGTAAAAATTGGTGCCATTCCACTCGTATCAATTGGCATAATAGTAGTTGGTGGATATAATGTACCAGGATGTGGTTGTTGAATAATTTTCTTATATTCTTCATCCCATTTTTTATCATAATGATCGGAAATCATACTTACGACGCACATTTTTTGGTCCTTTTTCTCCAATAATCTAAATATTCAGAATGGTTCTTTATTTTAGTGAGATAATCATTCTTCCATTTATTTAGTAATGATTCACGATCTGTGATATGATGCCATCCCAAACGATTATTTTTATCTGTTTCTGGTATCCTTGTTTGGATTTGAAGTTTACGGTTTAGTGTGGCATCACACATTGGATACCAACCATAATGGAAAATGACAAAATCCTTTGAATATTGTGATGGATCAACAAAGTAGTGTCTACCTGGTTTTGGGTAGGTATTGTTGAAATTGTGGAACGACCTACCAGCACGTTCGTTCCAAACCCAATGTGGTATCCCATTATTTGCATTGTCGAGATTCAAAGTTTCTGGATAATCCCGAAACTGATCATCGACTACCATAAAGCTTGGAACCACATGCTGGCTGGGTTGTTCAGTCAACACGGAGAAATCCCCATGGAGAAACTCTGTTACATTGAGACACATACGCCAACCATCTAACGTATGTTCGTAACGTTCTACTTCTAAGTCAACATTCATGGCACCAAAATCTTTATTGCTAGATTCAACATATTTGATATCCGCTTTTGGGCTGTGTTTATACCAATATTCGATAAGATCAGTAGATTGATCTGTCGATTGGTAGTCAATCATAATGATCTTATCGAATATCTTGGTATGATGTTCTAACCAATCATACAAAAGAAATTCCTCATTAAAAAAATGACATAAAAGTGTCTTTTCCATCAAATAATTCCAGTATTAACTTTAGGGAAATAGGTGATGTAATGATCAATGCGATTTGGTCTTGCCGCCTTGATTTTCTTGAAAATTTCTTCCTTGAAATTCCAGGCAAGAGGGATAACGACAAGATTGTTGTTTGTCTGTAGTAATTCTGGACCAACAATCGGAATGTGAGTACCAGGAGTATAGAGTCCTTGTTTCAATGGATTTTCATCGATTACATAATCCAACTTGAAATTTCCAGCATTAAGAAATGTATTTCCTTTAGCAGCGGCACCAAATCCAACAAATAGGAAATTAGGATGCTTCTGCCGCATCATTTCTAATGCAGCAGCAAATTCTGTTATTACTTCATCCGCTTTATAACCAAATGCAACATATTTACTAAGATTATGCATTCCATCAAGATTCTCCATTGCAAGAGCGTTATCGGCTCTAAAATAACCGAATGGTTCAAAGATATTCTTCTTCTGGAGAATGAAGAGATCGGAAACTCCATGGACAGGGACTCGAATTCGATCAACAACTCTCAAACCTGCCATGGCTGCTACCATTGACATTGAAGACATATTCCAAAAACTAATGTGTTCATGGTACATGGTGTCGAATTCACCATTTTCGATCATGTATGTCTGTGAATTTTGAATGAACAAGAAGCTATCACCATGCATCATTTCACGACAACATTCCAGAAATTTCATTGGATTGTCATTATGAGCAAAGACGTTCTGAGCATTGATAATATCAAATGGTCCTTCACCATAACTCTTTGCTTCACCAAGAAGAGCCTTTACACTATTTTCGTTCAAATAGTCACAAATCACAACATGGTTCTTTGAAGTCTTTTCAAAGAGATTCCTTGCTGGGTCAATACCAAAAGTCATTAATTGTGTAGGATAGATTTCTCTGACAACATCCAATTGTGTTCCATCATTACACGCAATATCGAGGAAAGTCTTTGGTTTGTATAACGTATTGCGTTGATAGCATACATTGTAAGCAAACTGGGCAAACCACTTGAAGTAATCTTTGAGCGTCTGAGATGTTCCAGAAACATAGAGATAATGTTTGAACATCAAATCTGGATTGACGGCATGAGACAACTGACAGTGGAAACATTCTTCACAAACATTCAATGCCAGAGGATATTTTGATTCTGGATCATTGATGTTCTTGACATATGAATTGGCTAGAGGTTGCTCCCCCAAATCAAGGATATTCTTGAGCTTGTTTGATCCACATGCAAGGCAATTCAGCAAATGTTTAGTATCGGAAGTGTCGTGGCTCATTTCTATCACCAAAATTATAGTACGAAGGCTTATTCAGATATCCATCAATGATGGTATTGATTGTATTTTTAGGAGTTATAGAATTATTAATAAATCCCAATCTTTTTCGGAATAAAGATCGATCCAAATGAAATGAATAGGGGGAAGCTGGAGCATCAGATTCTACCAATTCAACCTTAAATCCTCTATTCCTCATGGTATCTAAACAAATTTCAGCTAATTCACCGACTGTAGAATTGTAGGATGATGTATTATACAGACCTGCAAAATTTCCATCATCAATGGTTGCCTGATATTCGTCATCGAAATATTTGTCGAGAATCGTATCAATGATATCAGATAAATCATCCAGGTCTAGAATAGCTCTCTTTGTGTCTGGATTCGAATAGTAGATTTTACCTTCTGTGAGACCAGAATGCACCATGCTATTGAGCATCAATTCTTCTCTTTGGTTTGGAGAAAACCCACAAACGGTGCCAAGTCTTAAACCGATAATTTTATTGCAACCATTCTTCATCGTCTTGTTGGCATCAATTTCACGCAGGCGCATTGTCTGATCATATGGACCTCGGATGTTTCCATCGTCAACTTCAGTCTCAATTGCCATACGATCCACATTACCATACACACTTGAACTTGATGTAAATATCAAAAGTGGCCGTCTATCTCTATACGTATTAATATATTCATCGAGAAAACCAGTAAATTCAACGACATTATTTTCATAGGCGCTATTGAAATCATTTTCACACATTTTGACGCTGGAATGACCTGCCACCCAAATTATTGCATCAAAACTTTCTATTGGTAAAATTAAATCTGTTGTTATCCTACCATGAACAAAAGTTACTTTCTTAGCAGATGGTCTACGGCTTGAGGCTCTCCATGAATCTGGTGTAAACCAGCCAAGGTCGATTGATAGTATATCATACTGATACTGAAGGTTATTACAAAGATAAGAACCAATATAACCTTCACCACCAACAATAAGAATACGTTTCTTAATCATTCACAACCATTCCATTAGGGGCAATGCCACCAGTCAAACCAATCGGAATCTTAAAGGAGATATTGTTTATTGGCATATGCTTGTATAACAGGTGTTCAATATCAATATATCCACCAGAATTGATACGTTCCACCATGTTCTTCACCATAGCGGAATATGCGTCAGTGATTTCATTTATCAATGATGTTGGAAACGACCAGAGGCGACTCATAAACTGAAAGTTATCTTCTGGAGGATTACCGGTGACTGCGGGGTCGAATTGACTTTTGTGAATACCAGAAAATACAATCCGGGTTCCCATAGTCTTGTAATCATCGATGTTGAATTTGTCGGTCAATTGATAGCGTCCAGAAATCTTGAACACGCGGTCATACTTCTTCCAGTTCTTGGAACGAAGCAGGCTTTCAAAGCAAAGCATTTCCGTCAGGTTCTTCACGATATCATGATTTGGAATCTGATAGATTGCCTGTACATCAGGAACACCAGAATAGTCTACAATTTCGGTGACTTGTGCCGCAAGACGTTTCTTCTGATCCTCAGTTAGAGGGTCACCACACATGTCAACCAAAACAATATCAGCCTCAGGTGCTTTTTCCTGGACTGATTGAATTGTCTTCTCAGTGTCGATCAAACGTTCGGCAGGACTAAACTTGCCGAATTTGGAATTGACCGCGCTTGTTACTATGAATGTATATTTCATTTATCTGAAACCATAAATAATACGTTAAAAGCTTGTCTGTCGCGGATTAACGACGTAACCAACGAGGGTTTTTAAGGGTCCAATCAACCACTTCCGTAATGCGTTCCTTGAGAGAAATTTGTGGTTCCCATCCAAGCTTACGCATATAGTCACCAGACAATGCATAACGCAAGTCATGTCCGGGTCTTGATGAATGGAAGTCAACAAGCTCATAGTTCAATGGCTTGTTTTGAGCCTCAGCAATATAACGTGCTAGTGTAAGATTGTCAATCTCTTCCTTGCCAACAAGATTGAACTTAGGACAATGCGCACCGCCAAGATCCCAGTTTGCTTGTGCTGCCAAACTATTATTCCAATTGTCTGGAAGATGCAGAAGATGAAGGAGACCGCTCGCTACGTCTTCTGCATGGATGTAATGACGAGAACCTGGCTTTGTTCTAGTGCTATCGGAATGGATGCTGACAGTCTCTCCGTCACGAACCTTCTGGATAGCCATCGGGATGAATTTTTCCGGATGTTGCCTCTGACCAAAGACGTTCATTGTATGGGTGACAAAGATCGGCATCTTATAAGTGTTCTCGAAAGCAACACAAAGCTCCTCGCCGGCGGCCTTTGATGCTGAATAAGGATTCGTTGAATTGTAACGATCACGTTCCTTGTAAGCAATCCCATCTGGAGCAGGACCAAACACTTCATCGGTAGAGAAATAGACGAAGCGTTCCAACTTATCCTGTTGTCGTGCATAATTCAGGATGTTGCATGTACCAACAACATTGTCCTGAACGAATTCCATCGGGAATTCAATAGAGCGGTCAACGTGTGATCCTGCTGCCAAATGCAACACGATATCTACGGGACCAATTTGATGAATGAGTTGAGGATTTAGTTCCGCTCTTAGATCATGGAACTCAACACGAACCCTCTTACGTGTTTCTGGATCAAAATCCTGCATCATGTCTGCTAGACGATTTAGGTTGCCAGAAAAATCCAACCTATCTAATGCTACTATATTCCAATCTGTATTCTTCAACAGATGGCCAATAACTGTATGGGCAATGAAGCCGGCTCCGCCGGAAATAAGAACATTACGACTCATTATTTTTCCTTATTATGATATTCGTTCAAATCTTGTTTCAACTCTTTCTTGGCAATCTTATTTAGCTCACGGCATTTGAGATTTCTGATTGTACAACAACCACAACTCAAAAGAAATGGTCCTCGTTTTCCTTTTAGGTTGAAATCACCTGGTTGAGCGTTTGGTGGTATCAGATGATTACTTCTCATTCAGACCTATCGTGATATTCCAATCTTTGACCTAGACTATATGGCCACCAACCTTTGGGAAGGATACAATTGTCTGGAGAACAAGTGAACATGGGACCAATTTCTTCATGACGAAACCCTGCTAGGCCACATCCGACAGGTGTTACAATAAAACGCAAATCGAGGTTTTCATAGGCATATGTGATGAAGTTTGTTACATGATTTTCCACTTCAGCCAATGTCAATGATTGATATGGAGTCCGTTTAGTTGGAAGTGCATAAGCTTGACCAGTACGTCCTTCACCAACACCATAAACGGCTCCATAGTAGCGTTTGGCATACAACGCCGCCCCGGCACCGTGAATCCCCCGCAGGTTGCTGCCGAACACAAAGATTTCATTACTTGGAATATCGTTTAACTGTTTCATCAAACCATTTCCAATCTTCATAGGTTGGTTGTTCGGACCACATTTTGATAAGGATATCACAGAGTTCCAATTCCGACTTATCAGGGAATCTATCCCAAATACGTTGAATTAATTTTGGTGCATTCTTATATGCTTCAGAATTAAGCATGTTTATCATATCATTCCAATCCGGTCTTCCAATGTATCCTGAACATAATCCACACAAAATTTATAGGTTTCATTCACCAAAATTGTTTCTGAACACTTTGGGTTAAAATATCTGAACCGTTTCTGAAATGATTCTATCTGACTTTGTGGAGTCATCTTATACGCAGGAGGAAAGTAATCAAACTTTTCCTGCATATAAGGATTGTTCTTTTCGTGATCCATCATGACTTCTTGTTCCTGTTTCTCCAGGCCTTTAGTCGCTTCTTCTTACCCTTCTTACGGCGTCCATTTCCACACTTCTTTGGCCACGGCATAATCAATCCTCCTCCACCCAATAATATGCATCTGGTTCAAACGGTAGCTTCTTTATATCATATGCACCCAAGAAAACCAAGTAACAGACCTTACCGTCTTTCATTGGATATCCATGACCCAATTTTAGATTCCAATTACCTTGTCTGTTTTTCTCAATCTTTTCTTTATAATCCTGAAGTGAGATGACTCTGTACAAATTCTCTTTTTCAGGTTCATTCCAATATTTCAGTCTATTTCTTTCTTCCCATTTTTCAACGGTATCGCCAAACATATGGCAATGGCAATATTTGCAACCAATAGGTTCCATATTTTCGTAACCATCGAAATGTCGCTCATATGGATGACCACAAACACATAAGGCATCTTGATCGAATTCTGGATTCCAATCGTGATGGATTATTACTTCGGTCCTGACAAGATATGGCGTTTTGTGTGGCATTAGATACCTAAAACACCCTTAACCTTATCGGTGATCATCTTCACCAATTCAGGATGGCGATACGGGAAATCGTCCGGCACATCCAATACAAAAAATTTCTTGGCAGAAAGAACGCTAGGAAATCTCTCACTAACAACTCGGTGATGTTTCTCCTCCATAAAGAAGACGTAATCAGCCCATTCCAAATGAACATCATCAACTTCCATCAATGCATATTCGTCACTGGCACCAACAGCGCGCGTGTTGAAATTGAAAGGGTCATTTGAGAGAACCCAAGCTGCTGTTGGAGAGCGAAGCATACCCGCAGAACATACGGATAGTGCGCGTGGATACATATCGAAGTTCTGATATTTGTTGTGGGCATTACCCAGTCTATTCATCTTGCTCATAATAAAATACCTTTTTGGTGCCCTTGACAGGATTCGAACCTGCATACACCTCTTTAGGAAAGAGGGGCACTATTCCTTTATACCACAAGGACGTTAGAATTGGTACACACGGTCGGACTCGAACCGACGATGCTTTCGCGACAGATTAAGGGTCTGCTCCAATGGCCGCTATGGGACGTGTGCATGAATTGTTTCGACCTTTATGTAGCGCCTTTGGTCGAAGGAGTGGTGGCTACGATTTCTCCGCTATACCACTTTTCTTTAACTAAGAATACCCAATATATCAGTTTCTTTCATAATTAGCAAGCGATTTCCATTCAAGGAAAGCTCGGTGCCAGTAAACTTACCAAACATGATCTTATCGCCAGGCTTAACGTCAAGAGGGATCAATTCACCCTTGTCGTTTCGTGAACCTTGACCAACTGCCAATACAACACCTTCAGTCGGTCTACCTTGTGCGCTATCTGGAATTAAAATTCCACCGGCACTCTTCGAAGCATTTGCTTCTGCTCTAATCAATACTTGGTTTCCAATTGGACGGAAACCAACATTATCATTCACTTTCATTTTTTATCCTTCTCTAATTCCCACATTCCGAATTCATTACATTGGATTGGTTTGTTGCAATACTTACATTCACCGTGCCAGATGGGTTTATACGACACACCATCATCTGGTCTCTTTGTCTTGGGGATGTGAATAACACAATATCCCACATGTGTTCCGTCAAGAATGCATTCCAATAAGATATTGGCTGATTTAAAATTCTTGAAGAAGCTTTCAATCAAAGATTGCATAATAAACCAAAATTGGTACTACCGGTCAGATTCGAACTGACACTGGCGAGTTCCTAAGACTCGTGCCTCCTGCCGTTGGGCTACGGTAGCAAAATATTTTTAAACCTTCTTCCAGACCTTTTCCTCTATCTTATGAGAGGTGTTCTTTCCAAAGAATTGGTCTGCGAAGACGTTAGATTTATGATCCTTGGTACATTCATATTCCTTACCAAGGACCATAACTCTATCACCGACTTTATATTCGGTATCTGTCTTCCACAAATTACTCATAATTACCTTTATACAAAACTGGTACGGGTAGAGGGACTTGAACCCCCATGAGTTTCCTCGCCGGAGTTTGAAGCCGGGACGTCTACCAATTCCGCCATACCCGCATAAAAAATTGATTAAAGAACCAGAGCTAGAACCAATAGAACTAGACCAGCACCAATAGCTAGAGTGATAAGAGGGTGCTGTTTCACCCAGCTTTCGGAAACCTCTACCTTGGTTTCTACAGTCTGTGCAGTCTGATTTACGGTGTTAGCCGCATCTTGAGCAGTCTTTACTACGTCTACCATTTGAGATTCCTTTTTAAGGGTTGTCTTTTGCTTATCCGCCTACGTTCCAGAAAAGCACAATTTTACTATCAGGTATCTTGTTTGTCAACTTCCACTCTCTCAATACAGGCCATACTTTAGCGTCATATTCGGGAACAGACGGAAAAGGTGGTTTATCTACTTCCTTTACGCTTGCTGTATAAGCATAGGATGAACGATGATGAATCGCTCTTCCAATTTCCCGTTCAGACATTTTATGTCCAACTGAAACAACATGAACTTCAGCATCAGGCCAAGCCATCTGCAAAGAACGATTGACTGTTCCAGAAGACCCTGCCGACCAGACATAATCTGGTTTGATTGGCAGACTTCTCGCTACTTTGATGAACGACCCAAATACTGTTGGATGTTCAAGACCCATCGGAAGAGTCTTGCGCGTCTCAGGACTTGCATTGACATAATCTCTAGCACGCTTCTGGGTAACTGTCAACATTCCGTTGTCCACCCAATAGTATTTAACACCCAATTCAATTCCACGTTTCTGATATGGGTGGAGATTATTCATCCCTCTTTTGGCAGCGAAGATTACGGCCTTTTTTCCATGTTTTGCACAAACTATTGGAAGTGAAATTTGAGCATAACCAATGGCAGGGCATGATCCCATTACCCATTCGTTGACTTCATGATTCATATGACCAATGATATAGTCAATTGCTCTTACTTTGGTGCCGGCATTTAGAAGATCATCCCGAACAACATGGATGCCTTCATGTACGGTAATGACTGGATCAGGATTAGGGTCTCTCCAATTACCAATAGATTTCAAAAATTCGGAAGCTTCTTCACTTTGCGATAATAGTGTCATATCCCATCAATTCTGCAAGCATTCTTGCGCGCTTGCTTGGGCCTTTACAGCCAGTTTGGAGAAACATTCTCCTTTTACCAAGATTATAATCTACCAATTCATGGTTGTCAAATTGTTCCGCTGTTAGATCGACAACGGTACCATCAGGCCACCGAAGATACCGATGAATCCAAGGATCACCAGGAACGCCAACAGAGTAAGGAATTGAGCCGTTAGGGGCGACATACCAGTAAACAAATTCCGAAACCACATAGCAGAAACACCTTGTCGGATTGTCAGGACTCCAACCCTCTCTCATTTCTTTCTTGAGTTGCTTGATGCCCATAGTCCTGAGAGCATCATATAATTTGGTTTTATCAATTCCAGCAAACTGGAACATACTATTTAGACGTTCTGGATCAATCTTCATTCTGTTTCAGCCAAAGAAGGGAATTGTTGAATGATGATATCCCAACATGCTTTTGCAATTTCCATGTGTTCTTTCTGGGTACCGTTGGACATACGAAGTTGACAATAAAAATACCAATCTCTTAGAGTGCCACTAATATACATTTTTGATGCTGTTAATCCCTCCGGTAATACAACTCTAGCTTGTTCCTTGGCAATACCTTTAGAAACAGCCCATTGATAACCTGCCTTTGCGCGAGAGATTATATCATATTGGATTGCTTCCCATTCTTTTTGCAATTCTGGGTCATCAATCTCAATGCTATTTTGACGATTTTTATTATCTTGTAATCGGGCTTCTCGATAAACAAATTCCATTTTAGTTGGATCAGCATATCGCTGGGAAAATTCCTGGAAATGGCAACTTCTATGACGCAAAATCTGACGACCAATATCACGAGTAGTATTGACTTCTATTACCAAACTAACCATCTCAAATGGGGAAAAATGCTTATTTTTCCGAAGATATTTTAGAAGCTTCTTGGAAGTGAGTTTGTTGTTTTGATTATCTGGATTGGAGACTCGTGCAACATATGCAACGAAGTCTTCCACTGTCATGGTATCATCAACTGGCTTGGTAATAGCCTTCAACGCTACTTTCATTATCTTCCTTATTATATAAATTGGAGGAGCCGGTGGGACTTGAACCCACATAAACGAGATTTGCAGTCTCGTGCCTAAATCCATTCAGTCCACGGCACCAAAAAAAATATTCCCTTGCAGTCTCTAATATACACGTTGGAAGTCTGACGTTCTTCGGCTTTCGGTTATCCAGGGGACCGTCATCATCCTTCTTATTACTTTCCTACCACTCTTGGGTAGCATAGCACTTCAAAAGAGTACATACGGGCTGTTGTCGACCTTCACGTGCGCTTTACCTTACGGCTGGCCACTCATGTATACTAGACTTGCAAATGTCATTCCAGTGGTTGACACTCACCCTCCGTTGGGAATTTCCTATTCTACTTATTTGTTCAATTGCTCTGCCGCCTATTTCTAGACATTGGAATACCAGATGCTCCAATCACACACCGTAATGTGCAGGCAGTCGGAGAAGATGTATAATTTTCAATAAGATGGGAGACTTTAATTGGACCTGTGACTACACGCGGGACTACCCTATCCTTAGGTCGCCTTCAAATTATTCCTACTCATTATACAGTCTTTCCAAACATCATAAAAATCTGGGGTGAGCTTGGGGTTCGAACCCATCCCTGGAGAATCACAATCTCCTGTGCTACCACTACACCACGCCCACGTCAATAACTTTCTCCAAGGACCAAGGGACAAGCTTCACGAATAATATCCACCGCAGTTATACCAAATCCGTCTCAGACGGCAACTTTCAAATGAAATCTTATTCTACTGGACTCCTAATTCCTTTTATCCTTACGGGCTGTTTCAGTGGACCCCGCTTCCTGCCGCGTGGAGAAAATGGCGATTCCGGGGGGACTCAAACCCCCTACTCTTCCTAGACAGGGAAGAGGCTCTATCCTTTGCTCTTCGGAACCAAAATAAACCCAGCGTTTCTGTGACATGGGGAACGCTGGCTACCCTATACCAACAGATTACTCCATTGGTCCCTGCAAGGTCACACTTGCAGGCATCGTCCCGTGTCACGAAGGACTCGGGGGGCCCTAAAGTAAACTATAGGGGCAGAGAATTTCGCGATGATTGTATTGTTCCAGGAACAATCAACAAATCCCTTCCTATGGAACTGTCATAGGACCAGGCTAGATAACGTCTAGCACGCTATGGCACCGGTGTGAGGAATCGAACCCCCTAGCTCTAGGCGACTGTTTTGGAGACAGTTAGGTATCCCACTACCCTAGCACCGATATAAAACTCATATTCACACTTGTCAAGTTTAAGCATCCGCCACTCCTCGACACAGATCATACAAGGTGGAACCAATAGCTAGACTTACGTGTCGCAAAATTCACTACTGATCACACAAAGAAATATTCGGTTTCATCCTTTTTATAGCTGGAGAGACTACCGTTTACTGCCAAAGTCGCGTGCCGCATCTGACAGAAAATTGAACCAGCAATCATACACCATCCATTGAGACACGTTAGATGGGAGGGATTGGAGCGGGTAATGGGACTCGAACCCATGATGCCTTTCGGCTCTTCCTTGGCAAGGAAGCGGAATAGCCGCTATCCGACACCCGCAATTACTCTTTACTTAGTCTTCTTATTCTTTTGCATATCTTTGTCAATAGCAGCAAAGATTCCTTTATTCAAAGGAGTACCAGGCTTTTCAATTTCAACAGCATAATCAGGATTCAAATATTCCAAAAATTTCTCATTGGTGTCAACACATTGACGCTTACCACCAGGAGCACTTGAAATAATGGTGTCTACGGAATGAAGTTTACGCATATCGATCGCAGACTTTGCTTGTTCCATTGTCAATGGAGTACGTCCATTGTAGACACGAAGCTTATTGATACGATCCAAAACAATATCATTCAGTACCGGATCATAAACCCTATCTCGGACAACTTCTTCATCCAATTCACGTTCACGAATTACTTGTGCTGCAATCCTTTCATTCTTGACAATCTTTTCATATACGATCCAACCAAGAATGCCAAGAATCAAAACTAGACCAACAATTACCATTTTAACCTCATAGAAAATGGAGCCGCCCCTCGGGATCGAACCGAGATATCCACGTCTTCAGCGCGGTGCTTGAACCATCACAGCCAAAGCGGCATTCAAACTTATTGAACCGAATTTACAATTTGCGTAAAAGAATTAGCAGACGACATCAGTTCTTCTGGTGTCTTCCAGGTATTGTCAGAAGTATCCAGAACCTTACCGTCGGTTTCAGACGAATAGTCTGGACCCTTATTGAAACCCTTCATCATAGCAAGGGCACCTCCGATAATGACAAAAGCAACAACAATCCAAGCAAGAAATACCATCACAATACACCTCTATTTAAGATTTACCTATTATAACAGAAATATCTTTCCACGTCAAATGATACTTATCAATAACAAATATCTTTATGTTGTTTTGGTTTTGAACTCTTTCAATTTTGTCTTTATCTTTTTTAATTAGATAATCATTTTTGGGATCAAGATATAGATCATAATCTAGAAGATAAAAATCTGGCGTATAATGGTGCTTAATTCCAAAATTATCAATCCAATGAAATCTTTTGGGTCGTTCCCACAAAATTCCATTATTATCTAATTCTTTAGCCACTTTCAATTCATAAGAACTTTCCAAAATAACATTTTTGTATAGAAATGTCTTTCTTCTGTTTGTACCACCAAAACCTCTTTTGATGGCTATCAATGATAATTTTTTCTTTTGTTCCGTTGTTAACTTGTGGTTATTACGAAATTCTCTTGACTCATGACTTGTCCTAATATCCAGACCAAGTCTTTGAATCTTCAATTTATAGGTACCAAATTTTTCTGCAATCTCTTTTAAAGAGAAACCTTGGTCATATAATTTTTGACATTCTATTTTATTTAACATCACTTCAGAAATAATGGAGCGGGTGAAGGGATTCGAACCCTCTTCAATTGCTTGGAAGGCAATGTCCTCTCCCAGGAGAACACCCGCATTACAATTAATATTTTATTGGCTCCTTTGGAACCACAATTACTGCTCTATTTGGGTTTGGTTGATTGTAACGTTCAGATAGATCATACGCCCAATCCATCAATCCCAATATAAAAGCTGCAATAACTGCCCAACTAACTAAAACTCTAAACATGATCTATTTATACCATAATACAAAATCTTGTCAATGTTGACGGCTTCCTTGAGTCGCTGATTCTTCCATATCTATGGGGCTATCAACTTCCACCGGCATAGTCACAAGGTCAACATTAATTGGAGCCAAGTGAGGGACTCGAACCCCCGATGTGGAATGGCACTTTACAAAAGTGCTGCAATCGCCGCTATGCGAACTTGGCAAATTATACACAAATACTATTGCGGGTCAACAGTCTATCCTCAACGCGCAAGGTCACGGTCCCTGTGACGACATCCATGGTAGTCTTTCCGCAATTTTGGTGCCTCGTATTGGATTTGAACCAATCACATCCAGCTTATGAGACCAGATTGGTACCCGAGACCACTAGGCATTCTTTTCTAAATCATCCCAATATTTTTCTGGACCGCGACCAGGTGGATATGCTTTCTTCGCACGATAGGTCCAAAAACCACCAGGACGTTCATTCATATCCTTGGTGTCATCCAACAGGGGTGGATATTCGCACATCCAACGTTCAAAGGCATTCAACAACTTATTCATCACAACTCCAAAATTATTGAATGAGATTAGCTCCATCCACAGGCATCGAACCTGTCTTAATCTCGCTTAACAGGCGAGCACGTTCACCTTGATCGTCCGGATGGAGCAAATCTCATTCTACAAACTCTAATACCACTTTTGACGGCCTTTAATATAGCCCAATTCAATATATTTATTTAGTTCTTCTTTGTCAATCTTCTTATTACCTAGTTGTGGATGATATATCCAACAAGTACCATATTGAGAATTCTTTTTACCAGACTGATGTAAAGAATTCGCTTCACCAATTTTTTTCTTCACTTCTAAGGAATGTTGTTTACCTGCCATGTAATTATTTTCTTTAGTAAATCGGTATGGATTTCCTTTAGAAAATTTGTTGGTAAGATTTTTGAAGAACAATCCTTTTGTTTGAATTTCTGTGGATATTTTGATGCCGCCAATTTTACCATATTTTGATCTATCATCTTTCGATATTATTTTATTAATATAACCAAATCCACCTTGTCCACCAGGACAAAGGTTATAACTATCTTCTCTTAAGGTTACTAATTCCTTTTCTTTCTCATTCATTTCTTGTTCATTATCATACACGAACAAGATTTCTTTAATAAAATTTTCTATGCCATATTTTTTAATGGCTTTTTTGATTAATTTACCAGAACCAAAATAACCATCATCTAAATTTTCAGTTTGATGTTTACCAATGTAATATTTTCCATTAATTTTATTAGTTATCTTATAAATCGTATAGAACACGGTGGATTTCCTTTAAGCAAGTCTTACCTATGCTTACTTAGGGAAATCCACCGTCTATGTGCCTCTCCGCGTAATCGAAACGCGCCCTAAACTATACCACAGTCTTGTGCCGCCTGCAACACCTGAGAGACTACTTATTTTCTCATTTCTAAGAAAACCGCACCGAGGAAGATAATCAGTAGAAAGGCAATAACAAAAGCCAATCCACCCCAAAATGGTAGAGTGACTAACCACCAAGACCAATCAATATATCCAGTCAGCTTGAGAACAACGAATGCAACACCAAGCAAACCGAAAACACCAATACCACCGCTACTAGAACTACTGCTATTATCAGACATAATATACCTCTTAAATTGGTACTCCCGCGAGGTTTCGATCCCCGTTTTCACGCCTATCAAGCGCGCGCCTTAGCCACTAGACGACGAGAGTATAATCCTGTTGGAAGGATTTTTAACGCTGAGGAAAACCCTTACCTTAAAACGAGAATTGGCTGCTCTTCAAGGATTCGAACCTCAATCTGGTGAGTCAAAGGCACCGGTCCTGCCGTTAGACGAAAGAGCAACAAAAATCAAGTGAATGGATCGTCACAGTGTACAACAGGATTCGAACCTGCAATCTCTTTCGAGCGCCCGTCTTCAAAACGTGCGTGTATACCATTTCCACCATGTACCATGATAACCAACGGTGATAGTTGAGTTAGACCGTCTGGAATGCATCAACCAGTGCAGTCAGATATCATACTTTCCCAAACACTCAATGCCAAAAATTCATCCGATTTACGTGTTCTTCACACTACGGTTGTCTATTTAGTTGCGGAAAATTTCGACCGGTAACGATCCGATTCTGGTCGTCTAAAAGACCACCGTGCTTCCTTCACACTCCGAAATTTAGTCTTTCGACCTAGACAAACATCCGTAAGCTACCGCAAAACTTGTCCAAGAACCTAGGACCACCTGAGCGATCCAATCGGCCATATCTGACCGACGTTCTTGGCGGCACCATTACATCGTGCCGGAAATCCTATTTATAATATCCAATTGACTTTTGATCAATTATTTAGTATGGTAAATACTAACATAACAAAAAATGAAAGTCAAATAATGAGACAACCACATCAATGTATGAACCAAGAATGCAACAAAAACACAAGAAATCCAAAATATTGCTGCAATAGTTGTTCCACCAGAGTCAACAATTTCCAACGTCTAAAGGATTTAGATAATAAAAATTGTTATTGTGGAATTGATGGTTGTTATAATATACTTAGCAGAAAACAAAAGAAATTTTGTTCAATGGAACATAAAAGATTAATGGATGGTCTTAAATGGAAAATAGAACATGCAAAAAGACGAGAAAGAAATCCATTATCATATGTCAAAGAACTTAAAGAACAGGTATTAAGAGATCAAGAAAATAGGTGCAATAAATGTCATAATGACACTTGGTTAGGTAAACCAATTACATTGGAATTTGAACATAAGGATGGTAATCATCATAATAACACAAGAGAAAATGTGGAATTTCTATGCCCAAATTGTCATTCACAAACAGATACATGGAGAGGTAGAAATATAAGACGTAGAAAGAACACCAAGAAAATTGAAATAGAAGGATATCCTTCTATTCGTCAATATCTTATTGCACAAGGAAAAAGTCCAAGAGGTGCTAATTATAATACTGTAAAGAAAAAATTTCTTCTTAGTACACCAGGTGGGATTTGAACCCACATATAGACGTTTAAAAGACGTCTCCCTTACCTGTCGGAACACTGGTGTACTAAGAAGAAATTAAATTTCTCCAAATACAGGTAAGATCATCATCGTCGTTGTCTATATCAAAAACTGGTGGAGGTTGCACCTCTAGCGCACTTAGCTCCCATACCCTTAGGAAGCCCTCCATAATTGGCACGGAAGGATGGACTTGAACCACCGACCTTCTGACCTGATGCCAGACGCTCTTTCACTGAGCTACTCCCGTATAAAAACAAATGTAGAACCGACCCTTTCAAATCGTCTCGTAATCGAAGATACTATCACCAACAATCTTTATTGGTTTTCACTTCTGAGGTCAAATTAAACCTTAGCGTCTACAATCATTCGATCTTAGAGAAATGCCGGGTGGCTGTCAAGGCCTCCGAGTTTCAAACATGAGGGGATTAATCAGTCAGAGTCTCAAACTTACCAAGTGGCCGCTTAGTACATTATCAACGACTCATCCGTTATTAACGGATACAACACGCTTTTCTAGACTATGTTCTGTCGTGTTGCTCTCTCCAACTGGACGCTACAACATACTTTCCAGTCTTCAAGGACTTTATCCTTCTCACTCCTACTCCCGCCCCGTAGTTGTTTACCAGGGCACATTCCGTCCGAAAAGTAAAACGTGATCACTCTGTCACGGCATTTCTCTAAGAACGAACAAACACATACTAACAAAAACTCTACTTACTGTCAACATCTAATGTGGTGCAGGCCTCAGATTATCACATTAGCTTAGCCAAATCTTCACGCGAATGGTACCTGCATAATTTCTGGTTGCGTGCCAGAAGCATTGCGAGACAACAACCACATAGCCGGTCACTGATAGCTTCTGAGTGAATCGATCCCGGTCTAAGCTCTGAATTGTGCTAACCATTTGTCAGGCCGTCGATTTGTGACTGGCCACCCCTTCTACGGGGAAGTTGTTAGCTGACTATTTCTAGAATATTAACATACATGAAAGCAAGTTTATCCGCACCGTATTTTGCTCCAACAGGCCCATTCTTTCGAATGCTTTCACGTCTTAGGTGATTAGTATAACCACGCGGCGCTGGTGTATGTTAATTTTGGTGGAGAACCAGGGATTTGAACCCTGCTGAATATTCGCATTGCAAGTGCGACGACCACCCCAAGCAGTCCCGTCCCCCAAATTTCTATTTCAAATAACCATTTTGTCCAAGTACATGAACAACTTCATTGGCGATTCTCTGAGCGTCATTGATAGCTAGACCAAGACTTCTCATTCTTTCCACGATCAACTCCGTTGGAGTTTTGATCTTTGCTTTATCCCTTTTACCTTTAGGATAATTTGGATAACCACAATGAAGGTTGTGAAGAGTACAATCATCACTCGTCTCTGTGCAACCTGTTCCCCAATCTGTCATAACAACCTCTTAAATGGCGTCCCTAGCAGGACTCGAACCCACATCTTGAGTCGAAATTTTACTAAATACAATTAGCATTTAGAAGGAGATTTATAATGCATAATTGTTTAAATTGCAACTTACTTATACCATTAAAAAGAAAATTCTGTGGTTCATCTTGTTCCGCAACATACAATAACCTTAAACGCGGTCGTAATTATACAAGGATAAAATCAACAACAATTGGTAAAAGAGGCTTCTTCAGCAAGAGACATGTTTGTGGACCCAATTCCAAGGTATATTTTCGACAATGTTCTGTATGCCAAAAATATTTTGCGTCACAAAAGAAAATTGGAACAACTTGTTCTGACCAATGTTTCATCGCGGTCAAAAGAAAGAATGCTTCCGGTATAAAACGTCAAATTTACAAAAACTTTATCTTTGATTCTGGTTGGGAAGTAAAAATGGCCCAATTACTTGATGAAGCCAATATTATTTGGGAACAACCAAAAACATCAATTCCTTGGATCGATAAAAATGGGAAAGAACACAAATACTTTCCAGATTTCTATCTTCCTAATCTTAACATATTTCTTGATCCAAAGAATCCAATCGTTGTCATCAAACAACAGGAGAAATTAGATCAAGTAAAAAAATCTATTAAGCTTCTATATGGAGAACCTAATAGAATAATGGAGATGCTGACAGGGGTCGAACCTGCATGATCCAATTACCTTTCACGACGTTCGTAGCGTCGAGGGATACAGCACCATTGACTATTCAGTTTCACTATAGGGACATTATAATTGGTGCTCGCTTGATCTTTCGATCAGTTGCACACCTTACGGCGAGCGAGCATAAATGAAACTACCAAAGTTATGATCTTTTATTCGATCCCTTGGTAGGGGTAGTAATTGGTGCACCGTAGGGGATTCGAACCCCTGCTGCCCTGGTTGAAAGCCAAGTGTCCTTCCTATAGACGAACGGTGCATTGTAAAGTCTCCAGAATTACGACTCTGGAGCCGATGGGTCGTTTGTTTTTCAGGAATTTTGCAATCATTCCTGCACTTCTTGATACAATCTCAGTTACAAACTAGCATCGAGGATTCATTAATTTAGGAAGATTCATTCAATAACCAACCTTACAGCGGTGAGCGATAATGCTCTTTACAGGCGAATGAATCTGCCTAAATCAATGCTTCATTTCTATATAATATCAGAATATTTGAGGTAGTCAAGCCTTTGAGAGTTTACTTAGTATTCTTTTTTACCAAAATTACAAAAATAAATTAAAAAAATGGAGGATGGTATGGGATTCGAACCCATGGAGGCCTTTTCAGACACTCGCGACTTTAGCAAAGTCGGACAATAACCCACTCTGACAACCATCCTTATCTTGGTATAAACTTAGTCAATTTGTAGCGACCAGAAGGCACGTAAGTTACAATACCTTCATTACACAATTCAATATATGCTTTTCTGGTTTCCTCAGCGGTCCAATGTCTGGATTGCATTTCGAATACAATAGCTGGACCGTCCAAGCCTTTGAAACCATGATCTTCCAATAAATCAATAATGGAATTTACCAGGAATGTATCACTATTGATTGGCATATCCAAACTTGTCTTTATAATACTTTTCCCAAATTTCATCAAAGTTATCTAGTAAGTCCTGGATTACCATTTGTTGATGACCACCAACTTCACCATTATGGTCATTGAAAGCATCAACAAAAACAGTCTCTACTTCTTCTTTGGTTATAGGATATTCCAATATATTTCTCATTGTGCTACCTTAATCCATCCACCAGCCTCTTCCGCTTCAGATTCTGCTATCTGGTCATCCATCAGACCGAAACCTTGATCTTCATCAACCGGGATATATGGGCCTCTGTCATCAGGTAACTTGTTGAATTGATCCGAATGAATACGATAGAGACGCCAATAACCAATATCTACATAATCATAATCGACATTCAATTTAGCGAGCCACAATTCGGCGGCTTCTGTATATGATGGATTAATTAGACGATAACCATATTCCATGATAACCTCGAATTGGCTCCCAACCCTGGATTCGAACCAGGACTTCTAGATTCAGAGTCTAGCGACCTTCCAGTTAGTCTAATAGGGAATAATTCCTTACTTAGTCACAAATCGTGGTTCTTCATCAAAGAATGTATATGGTTGATCATTCCATGATCTATCATGGTCCCACAATACCGCTTCAGAAAGCACATCCTCAATTAACTGAAATTCAACAACACCTTCCACGGCGGTAACATAACCAATAGATTCCTTGAGCCATTTCTTTTTATTCAAACCTTTGGTATAACCATTCGGTTTAGCAAAATCAGACTTCAATTTACCTTTGTCATCAATCCAATATTTGAACATTACATCTTCAAGTATACGATCACCAAAGACATATCCATCCATGTAAGCATATTTGATTGGAACAAGATTGTCCACATCATCAGCCATAGGTGCGACTTTATAGAAAGCGAGTTTCATTATTTATCCTCACCAAATAATTCTACATCCGTCATGCGCCGGAGAAACTCCGGCGACACATGGTTTGATAGATAATCCATTTGATCTTCTGTGATGTTGCGATTCTTCAATATTAGATGTTCCGCATGAGAGGGCTCATAAGGAACATACAGAAGTTTCATTCCAGCTTCTTCTGGGGTCCGATTATCCTTCTTGGTGTTACATGGGATACATGCAGTCACCACATTCTTCCAGGTATTCGGACCACCACGAGAAACAGGTATTACATGATCACGTGATAGCTTTCGTGGCATGAATTTTCCACCACAATAAGCGCAAATATGACGATCCCTACTAAAAAGCGAATTGTTCGTCAGGATAACTTTAGGAAAACGCTTTTGTTTTGCAAACTCTGTTCCGGTGATAGCAATGATAGGTGGCGTTTCGATTACGGAACGCACACCATCATTGTTATAACCACCACGATAAGTTGCAATTGGGTTACCAAGACTCCAAAGGATTTTATCCTTCGCAATCATTTCGATTGCATTTTGGATCGTAATAAACCCTCTAGGATACCCAGACTTGTCAAGTGAAAGAATTTGCACATAACACCTTTACATTACTCTTCTCTTTTATATCATCACCTCAGAGAGAAAGCAATGTAACTGTGTTAGTGAAGCTTTCTCTTCATTCCTTCTGCGCTGCCCCAATCAGAAAGATCACTTCCTTCCTGACCACCAACATCGTCCAGGTACTTGTCTGCAATATCATCCAAACCGAACTGGTTCACGAGAGAAGGGTCGAGCTTGGCAATCTTATCCAAGATAATCTTCTTGGTGTCACGGGTAACCTTATCCGACTGAGCCCTGATCTCAGTCGGAGAAGGGAGAATAGGATTAGTTGCAAGGTAATCAACCAATTCCTGATAACTCGTAGCACGATTCTCCGCAAAACCAACGAGAACATCATAATAATGCATACTCTCGGTCATTGCAGTTGTCTGGAACATGACTTCCAACTGACCAATGATGAAATCAGGTCCTGCCCCACCAAGATTGGAATAGTCATAATTTCCAGTAACAGGGTGCCGATTTATATAATCCATCAAGGACAGCAGGTCCATCAGACAAAATTCATCAGCCATAGCCATTCTATGGAAGAGCTTCTTATGGTCTTCCGTAGCAAACTTCTCAGGGGCATCCATGAAATGCCACATCATCATCTTCGTTGCAGAAGTGCAAGGAATCTTGTTCATCAAAGACTTCATAACAATTTACCTTTTGGTTTAGAAAATGGAGGAAAGCAACGGTCTTGATCCGTATTCCTTTTAAAGAACCACACGCTTTCCAAGCGTGGTTGCCCGCCCGAGCAATTTACTTTCCAATGGCGGATGCCGGGTAGTCCTGCCCTCCAAACCCCATCTCTGAGGCTCCACACGATTTCAAGTCGTGGCCGGCGCGCTTGTCCAGTTCAGCATCCGTATTACTTATACACCACTCTTAATTTTTGTCAAATCCTTTTTTAGGTATTACCAATTTGACCTTTGATAATCCTCACAATATCACGTGTTGAAATGACATTGCACAGAGATGTGATTTCATCAACGCGCTTCTTTGGAATATCATAATGAGGAAGTCTACCTTCGTGGAACCAAGACCTACCAATACCAAGTTCTTTTGCTATAATATGTAGGTTTTCCACTGAATATGGTAGACAAACTAAATGTCTGAAATCATCACAAAAAGGCGCAAAAGATAGTTGGTTGTAACCACTATCTTCATATTCCTCATGTCGTCTAGTCTTAGCCAATCAAATCTCCACTACCTGTATTACTAATTCCTTGGCAGCCTCCTCAGGACTGATATTTTCAAGGAAGTAATGAACCATATTTTCTAATGTGCAGAGAGTATCTGCAGCTTTTACTCCAACCTGGATAGCCAGGTTATTGAACACTTCATCCGTGTAATTGTCCAGAATCGATTTCATCTCGTACTCGCATAATCAGTTTACCAAGTTTGTTTAGACCTTTGCCTTCACAAACACCCCAATATTGATCTCCCCACCAATTTGTCTCTTCAAGATAAAGGCCATTGGTGTCGATTAACTTCTGTTTCAATTCCGGATTCATATACTTAATCCGGAGTACGTCAAGCATAACACCATCTTTGGCCTGTTCCCAGTCAGGACGCCTAGCAACTTTGCGACCATATAACTTGGCTTCTGCCATTGTGCATCCAGAAAACAAATTGATATCGTTCGGATCAAGGCATTTTGCAGCTTGATAAGCATGTTCTGTTGATCGAAATTTGTTTCCATTATATTCAATGGAAAATCCATAAAAATTGGAGAGCCATCTATATTCACCAAAGAACCCATAAATTCCCGGACCAAATAGTCCTTCAAATTCTGGTTTTCCTTTGGATTCATCACCAATTCGCACTTTAGATACACTCAATGTCAAGCTCCAACATTGGTTTAAAATAATTTTTTATGAGGATGGGGCTGTAATGATACTCGGTCTCACTACGCCAAAAATATTCGGTGCAATATGAATCATAAGGATTAGGGAAATCCTTTACCCTAGAGTCAATATGTTCAGATACCCATTTATTTGCATATTCTACATGCTTCTCAGCATCTTTCTCAGAGAAATAGGCGCAGACAAACCATTCCTCACATCCTTCATATTGAACGCAATATCTACCCCAAACCAAATATATATTCATTGTATCCTCAATTTTGGTAGTGGATCACGGTTTCGAACCGTGCCGTTCCAGCTAATCTAGCCGATCTCCAGGATTGGTACTTCTAACAGGATTCGAACCTGTTCCGCGCGGTCATCTACCGCTTATGTCTTATAAGGACACCGTGCTGCCGTTACACCATAGAAGCAAATTTATTCCATGTAAGATGTTACCAATTCATACCTTAGTCCCCGCCGCGCGCCGGTGCCATCCACCAGAATTTTACTTAGGTTGACACACCAAAATCAAGCGACCTTCATAATACAGGTCACGATTTTTGTCAATCAAGGTAAGTTGCTCCTGCTGACAAGCCTCAATAGTTGGATATTCAGGCTTGTCAGGATATACAATCACATGGGAAGCTGTAAGAATGGCAATTGCCAGAATGAAAGCATTCATGCTACTTTATCCATTTGGATTTCTACAGAAACCCGAGTAAGTGAGTCCCAACGAAAAGAGCGCCAAGCATTCTTGTCAAGATCGAATACCGGACAAACATCCGGATTCTTCTTTCTTTCTGTTCTTTCCTTATCTTGGAAAGATTCCTCTCGTACCGGAATTAGGTGCAATGCATGAGTGCATCGCATTACACGTTCACCACCATCAACCTTCTTAAAAACTACCTTGACCTCTCCGGTCTTGAGGAGATTTAAGATATCTTGTTTCTTATCTTCATCCATAATTTACGTCCTTAATAGCAACGATGACAATATCGATAGTGGTAATAATACCTTGGATAACTGGGATAGTGATATACAACGACCGGTGGCGTATATACGGCGACCGGCACAGAGTAAATCGGAGCCGGGCCATAATAGGCACAACTCGACAAACCAATAGCTAAAAGAATAGCCGTAATGATCCTTTTCATAGTTCTGACCTTATCATAGTCTCTTGTGTTTGTAAAGGAGGCTTTTCTGGTTCTGTTCTATGGCACGTTTCACATGAAAGTCCTACTTCCAGGACTATAAACATCTCATTACAATGACACCAATGTTCCCATTCATTCTTCTTCTGGTTCATTATTGATGGTTCCATGGATACTTCTATATACCTCTATTTCTGATAAGAAAATTGCCAGAAGTCTGGTATCTCGGAATAACGGAAACCAAAACTTCTTAAACAACCAATAAACGAAAGCCGCCAAATAAGACGCACGCAATTAAACGTTCTCCTGTGAATCCATTGCCCATTCAGCCTCAGCACGCTTGATCACACGTTCAATATTGAAATCGTCCAAAGCATAGATATTTAGTTTCTTACCAAGAATTTCAAACGACTCAAAGAAATATTCACCGGAATTGAGATCGATAACAGCAAGAGAAACCGGAGCCGATTCAGGAAATTGGACATAGAATGATCCATAATCCATAATACCTGTCATCTTGAAACCACTATCCTTTGCATACACTCCTTGCCCAAAGGAACGATGTTCCAAACCCTTCTTAATGAAATCATCAATCTTGCAAATAAGATCGAAAACATCCTTGCCGTACTTTTCTGTAATATCAATCATATTAACCACTAAAATTAAAGAGACAAGAGACCATTAGCGATAAAACCGCCAATAATCATTAATACAATCATACCAAGATATCCAATACCTTTTGGTAAATTGTGTATCGTGACAGATGCATGGAAAAAATGGGCCCAAGTTAATACCCATAAGGCTGTGAAGAAATAAACAATCATCTGTACCACTCACTTGTTAATGCTGCTTCTATCATCTCTATGGCAATCTGTCTATTGCGATGTTGTGAAGACCCAATATCCACACATGCTTCAATTCCAGAAGGAATGTGTTTTACCTTGATTCCGAAAGGGCCACTACCGACATGTTGACCGCCAGGACGAAGATTTGGATGATCTTCTGGCCAACGAGTAGTTTCAAGATCAGACGATGGGATCAGACCCATATTCCATATTCCACCACTTCACCAAAGAATCCCTGTCATCGTTATTCTTTAGATTATAGATTGGAATTCCCTTAGATTTCGCAATACGCATTGCCTGACCGGTTCCGCCGGTTGCTTTACCATCTTTTGTCCAACAGATAACAAATTCACTTGGGGTATTTAGATCACGACCAAGAATTTGTAAAACATTTCTGGTATGAAGCTTTTTTCCTCCGATAGTCAATTCATTCCAATGGCGATGAAACTGCTTTGCAATCTCAGCAGCCTCATATTGTATTTTCTGAGGCAGATTGTCAAGAAACAAATCAGATACCGGAAGAAACTCACGGTCCTCGTCATCCGCATTGAAACCTTTCCATGGAAGGAAGATTTCTGTGACACCTTGACCTCGATTGGCCCCTCTTTCAAAGGAGGTATCAGCACCTCCGGCACCACCAGATCGAAGAACAAATCTGGAGGCGAGACTCTGACCAATCCGTTCCATGATGAACAGAACATCTTTTGGTGTTTTTCGGGAGCCTATCCCTGCATAATATCTCATGTTATGACCAAATAGTTAAAAATTTTTCAACAGTCGCCGGAAGATCAACTTCCGGTAGGTTGATAAAATTGTTTTGAAAGAATTCCAAACTTTCGATCTTAATTTGAATTTCCTGCCTCACCTTACACTGTCTAATCTTATCAAAGAGAGGATTTCCAGGCTGAATATCTCGCACCCCAAATTGTGGTAGTCTTTCATCTTCCATGATATGGACAAATGCAACAATCATAATAAATGCTCCGGAGACTATCTCCGGAGCATCATATCTTATTTAATCGTGTTGTCAATCATCTATTAGCAAAAGAACGCACATCATCAAACGTCCAATCCACCAAAAGCTTACCATCACGATAGACTGTCTGCATTGTATCCCATGCAGCAAAGCCATTGCGTGGCTTGCAGACAAGAGTACCATTTTCTGCAACCACAGAAAACTTACCTTTCTTGGAAGCCTTTCCTGGATCAGTCTTAGGATTCTTGTTAACACCTTTCTCGTTTCCATTGATCGTGACACTTGAGGCCTTCATTGCCCACTTGAGAGTGTCACGATTACAGCCCTGCAAGAGCATTCCACCCATACCCATGGCCAAATTCTCTGTTGACCATCCAGATTGCTTAACAGCTTCTAGAATTTGAGGAATACTCTTCAAATTGATACCATCACCCTGAATTACGCGAACTTTCGGATTAAGTACCATATACCCCTTAGAATTTGTGGTATAATCAAATTTGGTACCAAGGATATTCAAGGTATTGACAACAATCGTTGCAGGATCGCCTGAATCAGGACGAACAACCAAGGTACCTTTTGCATCCAGAACATCGTGCCGCAATTCTTCTCCCCAGATAGACCTTACCGCAAAGTCAAGATCATAAGAATCGGACACAACCGCATACAGACCACCACCAAACTGTGTAATCATGTTCTGATATGCATCAGGTTCACCAGATTCGCCCCATGAAGTAATGGTGGAATGTTCGGCGGCAGGAATGGAATATCCAACAACATCCTTGGCATTGTAGAATTCCATGGCCGCAATAAGCGCCGACATGGTGTCTGTGCCCATGAAATTCACAAGGTGACCAAGACCACCAAGAGCAGCAGACTCTTCCGAACTTACACCACGAGCACCAAAGTCATGCAGACGGAAAGGAAGAATGTTTGTCTTCCAATCAGGAACATCACAGGTTTCTTCCAAATATTTAGAAATGATCTTCTTTGCATTATATGAAATAGTCGCCACTGTTGATGGATACCAAACAGCACGAAGCAATGCGGTTTCCAAGAACGAAGTAATCCAATAGAAGCGAGGATCGGTGTTGCAAATAGTCACACAAGGCACATGTGTAGGAACAACCATACCTTCTGGAAGTGCCTTGATTTCAACAGGCCAATATCCGAGGATATGAAGATCGACCCACCCCTGACGATTGAAAGGTAGACCATGGGCAACAACAATCTTTTCTGCCTGGTCGATTTCATCAAGAGTCGGAACACGACTCAAAGACTTCTTGAGATAAGCTTGTAAACCAAAGAATACAAACTTGCCGAATTCTCCACCACGTGACTCAATATAGGAATACACCTCGGTCGTGCCATGTGGATACTGTAGAAAATGAGAATGCTTGTAACTGTCAACATTTAGAATAGGATTTGTCATGTTAGAACCCCTAACCTTTCGTTATTATTGGCGTCTATCGCCGTTAAGTCTGGATATCATTGTTTCTAAAATCGCGTGGTGGTCTTCAAAAAGTTCACTACGCTTGATATCAGAGAAAGGTATCCATTTTGCTTTCTCTGCATCATCACTTCCTTTAATGCGGGGAAGCTTACCGCCATCCTTCAGTTTGAAGGAATGAGCATGAGTTACAATACGGCCGCGAGTTGATCTATTTGGTGCATCGAAAACTTGGACTTCAACGAATGATCCCTTGAGTGCATCAATTGGCACCTTGATCTTTGTTTCTTCCATCAATTCACGAATAGCCCCATCAAACAACTTTTCATTTTTGTTTAGGTAACCACCTGGAAGAGCCCAAAGCCCTTTTCCAGGATGGGCACGGCGTTTGACCAATAACACATGTCCACTTTGCACAACAACGGAATCAACAGTAATGAACATCGGTGGATAAGGAGAATTTTCCCACTTTTTGTCGTATTGGTACTGGAATTCAAATTCGTTCTTAACATATTCATAATCTTCCTCTGCTGAGAAAAAATCAACCAAGAAATCAAAAGTTTCTTTCGGCACATTCTTTTGAAACCCGTCGAAATAACCAATATGATTTCGAGCCTTCTCATATTCAAAATATGACTCACGGATATCGGTCGCATTGATGTCTGGAACATCAGGAACACCGACATAATCCCATTGTGGGAACATCTTGAGATAGAAGGATGTTCCTTCATCTTTCTTTTCACCAATTAGACAAACCTGATCGTCAGTCAATCCGCGAGAATATACTTCCTGCTGGACTTGACGCATCCAAAGTGTATCGTTATATGGGAAATCTACAATTGGTTTGAAGTCGATTCTATGAGCAAATTCAGTCTTTGCATAGATCGAATTGATTAGTCCGGCACGTTCTTCACTCGTCCACGGATTGACCATCGTGCGAGGAGAATCATGCGAACCGAGGAACACCAAGACATTCTTGGCGACCTTGAAGCCGTTATCTAGAACGAGCTTATGACCTAAATGAAACGGCTGAAATCTGCCGATAAACACAGCTAATTCATACATCGTTAGAACCCCTAACTTCTTATATTTGTGGAGAACGTCTGTCGTTCTCCTTTTACTTATATACTACTTATGCCACTTGTCAAGTTTAGCTAAGAAAAACGCATCTACTAAATCTGACAAAGGTGAAGTTACTTTATCAGTTTCAATATCCATGAGCTTCTTTAGATCGATCCCAACTTGATCTAACCATGCTTCATACATCTGTTCTTTCTTGGAATTACCCTTTGTGGTTGCAAATTTCTTCACAACAGTTGGTGGGATTGTTCCATATGTTATTTCTTTTGACCAAAGATGGTTCTTAAGGATTGCCGTATTCTCTGCAATCCCAAATACCTTTCCCTTAGAGCCCATAGAATAATCTTCGATGTTAATGTTTTTGGCATTTCTTAAAGTCTTGACTTCATAATCAGTGTCACCAAGTATCTGAACAGCAATATTGTTGTAGCGTTCTAGTGGATGACTCCAATTCTTATGTTCAATTCCTTCTATGATCAGGTTCTTGTATTTCCATTTATTGATGTATTTCTTGGTGTCTGTTAGGAACCGAAAATGCATCTGTCCTCCATCAAGAAAACCAATGCACGGGCAGCTAAGACTATAATCAATTCCGACTAGTAAATTTGTTGACATCCAGACTCCTTAAGTCTGGATACTTAGTCCTCCAAAGGAGTGCAAAGGAACGTATCAAAACACACTGGAATTACCTCCTTCAATTTAGGAAGTTCTTCCTCCCAATTATATGAAAGAGTGATATGAGGATTGTATTGATCGTAATCACTTGATGGATTATAGACTTGAAGATCATCATATAACTTATGGAGAGAGATGGACTCCAACTTCAATACCAAAATATTCTTGTTTTCCCCGAACAACAGAAATTCAACACCCATTGCCCAAACCGGCAGTTTAGGTCTGAAATTTCTCATTTGCGGGCAAGGTGTCTTGGAATAAATCACCGTGCAATGATATTCCATAGGTTTGACTGCATTGTCGATGTTCAATTCTGACACCAAATCCTGCAGGCGATTTCGCGTCGCCCCAGATGGCTGCAACGCGAAATATGTACCTTTACTATGATTAGCTTGTTCTAGTAGTGTCAACATTTTTCATACCAGAGTGTCTTGGATAATCATTTTCTCTCTTATTTACTTCAATTAATGCTGCAACCAACTTTGGATTTGGCTTACACTTACCATCACCATGACCAGTAGCGTACATGTTGCAACATTCACCGCAAGTCATGCAATAGTATCCTTGCGACCAAGTACCATCTGGATTTCTATATTCAGCAGGCATTACACATCCCTTTGTGGAGGATTCATATCAAGCCAATGAGTATATCCATACTTTTCGGGTTGGTCTTTTGACCCGAAAATGTTGAATACCCAACTATCAAATTGATCCCAATATCCAAAAACACCTTTAGTATCTTCTGGACATTCAGAAATTGGTTTCCACATAGTAAATCCTCAATTATGTAATATCGCAACTTCCACCGGTGCACGCAAGCTCGGCCATGCCCGTGGTCTGGTCATACATTTCATACATCTGAAGTCGTGACCAGTCAACATCCTTGGGCATCTTCGCAAGGAGTTCCTCGTATTCTTCCTTGCTGCATTCCTGATAAGGCATTTGCTTATATTCAGCATCGGAATAAGGCAGGAACGACACACCAGAAATATTATCAAAGTGATCATAGACCCAAGAGCCAACTTTGACCCATTCGTCTTCCTTGACTGAGATTGTCACAGATGGCTTGTGTTCTGTCCAATGATCCTGATAAACCTTCCACACTTCCAACTGAACAATAGCATCCCAATCCTTACGGAATACAGCATCCTTCGGGGCTTTTACTGGGAAAGAAAACACCGCAGTTTGAGTTGGATTCATAACGCAATCTTCAACTGGGAAACCAGAATCTGCCATCATGAAATATAATGGATCCTTCTTGTCATTACGCACAGTGCGAATATAATACTGCGAATGACGAGTGTGGATGCCAGCAGAAGTATCCATAAGAGTAGAAACAGAACCAGATGGTTTGACACAAGTGATGGCTGTTGCTTGATTGATACCAAGCTTTGCCGCCCATTCCTTGTTTGTGTCAATTGCTACTTGCTTCATCTCTTCTAGAAGCTTTATGGTTTCATTCAAACCATTATGACGACCATTGAGATACTTGTTATCCAAGATGCCTGTTAAGGACACACCAAGCAATCTTTCTTCCTTACAATTCTCGGACCATTTCTTTGTGATGTATTTGAAGTTTGTCACAGTAGATTGGAATGTGCCGAGAATAGTTGCAAGACGAACCTTTTCCTTTAATTCCTTTGGTCCATCAGTTGAACGGACAACCACTTCGGTGAGGTTGCAGAATTGACGATTGCGCAAGATGATTTCAGAACAAGGATTGACACCAAAATCATCATCCATCTTGCGACGACCAATCTTCTCTACCTGTTGTTGCGCAGCATAACGGGAATAGATGCCTCTTTCACCAGAATTGGACTTGTAAAGAGAATACCATTCTTCCATGAAGATGCCAGGATTGATTTCTGGCTCTGTAGCTACCCAGGAATTGTTTGCGAGACGACGATGCGGATGGGTTTCCCACCACTTGCCACTCTTTGCATCGCGCATTTCTCTGTCATCCATATCAGACAAAGAAATCAAAGCGGAACGACGAACGCCGCCAACAACAACAATTTCAGCAATCTTGCACACGATATCATGACATTCGATTGGCTTAAGTCTGCGACCAGCGGCCTGTTGGAACATCTTGATTGTGAATTCAAACAAATCGACAAGAGGTTCCGGTCCAGATGCACGACCACCAAATGTCTTTAGAGGTGCACCAGCAGGGCGTACAGCAGATACATCATACTTGGGAATCTGTCCACCATAAAGCAAATGAACAAGCTCACGATAAGCTTTCGCCCATCCGATCTTGGAATCACGTACCTTGATAGTCGTATCGGTTTCGTGGAATTCCTCTTCGATTATTGGTAGTTTGCTTACATATTTCTTTTCGACAGAAAAACCAACGCCAGTACCACACATGAGAACATACACAATTTCATCAAAAGTGCGGGGTGAATCAACGGCAACGTATGCACAATTATAGGCACAAACACCACAACGCTCCATGGCTGGACCAGCAGTCATCAACGCACGCATTGATGGTACGATCTTCTGGTTCAATACAGCATCTTCCAGTTCAGCACGATCCTTTGGAGTCAAGGTGTAAAGTGTAGACCCTTTTAGATGCTTCTCGAAATGATTGAAATAGCGTCCAACTGTTTCTGGCCAGTTTTCACGTCTGTTTTCATCAGGTAGCCAACGGGCATATTTCGAAATGTGAACGTAATTTTGTAGATCGGTTGGGAAAAAATTATTGCGCTTGCCCGCGACATTATCCGGCATTTCTTGATACTCTCTCTTCTTCTTATTGTTTGATTTTTTATTTATCTCATTTTGCCTAAAAAGGCAATAGCCATACTATCTATTGCGAGATTTTCGGAACCATATAGGCCTAATAGAGTGCTGATCCTATTGAGGTTTCAGCACTCCATTCCATTAACATTACTCGGGGAATTTTTATACTTTTTTCCAGCGATTGAAATATATCTGTGCTCGCATACCTTCAACTGTATTGTCCAGGATAATTCTTCTGATATCCTGAATCAACATTCCTCCCATAACCATATCATTAACATCTTTGAAAGAGATATCTGAAGGCCAAATACAGACACGAAACTCCCTGTCAATTGCGTTCTTTATTCCTTTGACGATATATGGATTCTTTGGTTCATTATCATAGACCAATATAACATCTTTGTAATATCTGCAAGCAAATGTCAAATCGGAATCGCAAGTTGCTATGCCATTGTCAAAAAACAATGCATCAATCGGCCCTTCAAATACCAAAGCACCATGATGAAATGGTGTACGATCCATCCCAAATAACTTCGGGTACTTGTCAGAGGCCTTGATATGAATATATTTCTTCTCATTGTTCGGATCGAGTGAACGGCCGGCAACACCGATGATTTCGTGATTAGGACCAAATGTTGTGATCACCACACGTTCATCATTATCGGGCATTTTGTTCGCTTTTTCAGGATCAAGCTCCCGGACAACTTTCCGGAAATCATCTGAATAAGACAAATACTTCCAAGCATCCTGAGGAATTTTTCGTTTTTCGATATACAATCGTGCCTTGTGATCTTTGGGAAGATCACTCAAAGGAGTCAACACATTTTTCAATGACAGATTGTTAAGTCTTTCATTGCGCTCATTCATTTTCTCGATTACCTGGTCCACTTCAAATGTCTTGCGATCAGCACGCATTTCTGCGAATCGCTCATATCGAAATTCGTTGTTAAGATCAGGTGCAACTTGTTTTAGGAAAGACTCGAAAGTGGTGCTGACGTTGCAATTGAAGCAACGATAGTAGAAACTATCCTTCTTGCGATAGATATGACCACGAGCTTTGTATTTGTTTTTCTTGGAGTCGCCGCAAAGCGGACAACGAAACATCCAAGTGTCGTTGCCTTTAGGTGAAAAACGCTCTAGGCGAGTGCCTAGAGCGTTTGCATATTTTCTACAAATGAATACGGACATTCATAGGTTATAGCATTAACCTATGGTTTTGTCAATTACATGAAGAAGATCAGGAGAGATATCAATAGGATCAATCCAAGGAATTTTAACCAAACCATTCTTCCATACTTCCATTCCAAAAGAATTTGGACCGTGATCAAGCTTCCGATCACGATCATTCCAGAGGATATAAATGCAACGGAAGTTGTAAGGAAAGGTATTGTTATGAATCCTGTCCATGTAACGAAAATGCCAAAAAGAAACAAGCGGACACGTCGATCCAGCTTTGTGATTCTTTGGCGCATTAATGTATAAAGAATTGCAACAACTGTTAATAGTGCGGTTGTTACTATCAGTATCATATTAAAGGAAAATGGTTCAACCATTCTTGGTTTCCTTCTTATGGTCTGGTAGCTGTTGAATTAATGAACCAACCGTATTTTCGGGTAATAAATCAATGGGGAGAAAATTACTTATGTCATCAAAAGCATGATCAAAGCGTTCTAGACATTTATCCAGGTCTTTTATTTTTTTGGGACACAAAAAAGGAAGGAATTTCAATGTTTGTTCCTTTCTCTATAGTCACTCGAAAGCTTTTCCATCACCTCCGCCGTCTTTTGAGACATATCAATGATCTTGTCAACCAACTTGGCAACATAACGACCCAAATAGACAATAATAAGACCTTCCGCAATAATAGCGGCGATCATAATATTTCCACCCTGGAGAAGTGTCACCCAGAAATCCGGGGTCATTATAGACCCTTGAACTTATTAATCCAATCCTGGATAGATGGATTATCCGTAGTGTTTACCGTAGAAGCGCCGTCTTTGATCTTGGATGCATACTTATCTTGTTGTGCCGCAGCCCGCAATTCCTGCAATTGCCTTTGGCTATTGAGAACATCAGAGACTTGCTGTTCTGTTGGGCCTGTGATTTGAGCTTTTGCTGCAGCATGATCGATAAGTGTTCTGGATCCAAACCAGAAAGTGATGATTGCAAATAACACATACCAGAGATTATCGGGCATCAATCGTAATGCCTGCATCGCGACCGAGAACTGAGCCGGATCATAAACACACCATGCAAACAAAGCAACAACACCAAAAGTGAAGAATGGTCTTACAAGACGATTAGCTCCGTCAACAAACTGGTTGAATTTACCCTTCTTCTCAGGTGCCATAAATTCAGCTTGGTAGCCAGCTTGAACTGATTTGATTTCATCGGAAGCCTGTTGGTCACGTTCCTCGGTTGATCCAAAGAAAACTTTTCCGACACCTTGTACAGCGCCGGAGACTGAATCGACAATGGCTGATACTGGATTAAGACCAGACAGGATACCCATTTTAAACCTCCACTAGGAAACGATTGGAACGATTATTCCAACCATCAAGGAAGATACCTTGACTTGGATCATTTGCAACAATCCGTTGACAAAATGCGATACGTTCATGAACAATAGCATTTACGAGATATTTACCTGGAACGGTCTTTGATGGTGTACCATCCCCATAAGCATCAATCACCTTCTGTCTAGAAATAGGTCCAATAACACCATCTACATCCACAGGGCCATATCCAGACTTATTCAAAACTGTCTGAAGAAACATGATAGCACGTTTTGGACCAAACAAGACGGAGGCGTCTGCGAGAACTGGAACTATATCAGCTGGTAATGTATCAATGCGAGGGCCAGAAACATAGTTTCGAGCAAAGATTTCCTTGGCCTGATCCATAGTAAGATTCTTAACATCCTGGATTGATGCCTGGCGACCAAGATATTGTGAAAGGGTTGCTTGAGTTACACCCATATTGGTAGGGCCGCCACGATCCGCAGGATTTGAAACATAACCACCCTCATTACGGATGATCATATCCAATACTTCATCAATAGTCAGTGACATGTTTATAATCCTTATCTTGTCTTCGCTTTAGAATTCTCTTGATAAGTTTACTTTTTGGTCCGCCTGGTTCACCATTTGGACCTACACCAATACCTTGTACACCCATACCATTACCAACTGAATTGAGTGGAGCATCTTCTTTGAGTTGTTTATTTTTCATAGCTTCCTCAACAATTCAACGATCTTTAGGTCTATTCCTATGTCAGAAGAGATGATTTCTTCCCCTCTAACTTTGGCAATTCTTTCTGGCATTCTTCCAATAAACAAAAGGAACGTCTTCAACAATACATGGTTTTCTTTATCTACCATATAGAACAACATTCTTGTGGCAGCAGGTCCAAACACATTATATGTGACCACAAGATGATTGACGAGATTGCGTTCCTTTAATTCACCGGTCTTACGATACGTTCTAAACATTCGTCTGATATATCGCACTCTGTTGATATCTTCCGCAAATTCACTTTTGATACAATTTGGTGTATCGTAGGCCTTAGCTGCATAAAGAGTGAAATTACTTTCGTTCAAATCCTCAAACATTATATAATTGGCACTTAATCTCTTGAAACCTGGTGACTGGATTGAATATTTCTAATCTTCTCACCATGTTTATGACCAGATATTGAAACACCGTGTTCTTCATATGGTGTAGTTTTGGTATAAACATGTGTTTTTTCATCATGTCTATCACCCATAGACCTGTCTGAACGAGTTAAACGATAACCATTGTTTACCAAATGTTTATGAAGGTCTTCGTGACTTACACCCTTATCATGATTGAATGAATGATATCCGCCATGTTTATTTTTGTGTTTGAAACCAAAACCTTTCAAAGAAAAATGTAATTCGTTATCTTCAGTTAAAAGATTTTCATTCAGACTTTTTTTTTCTGTATCCAATTCCTCATTTTTTTTACTATAATAAGCCCCGAGTGCTCTGCGAATACGTTCTTTCTTGGAATCTCCATCAAATTTGGAATTCTTAGAATGAACAAAATCCTTTACATAATCGCCGGCTGAAGCATTTTTAGGAAGAGATTCGTCTAGATTTTCTTCATCCAATTCTTCTTCTAGAAGATCATCCAATCCATCCATGTCACAGATTTCAGAATAGCAGACATAAGCCCCGTCAGTGTCTACACCATATTCGAAGTATAGGAACCACTTTGGAACATCCTTTTCACTTGCAGGAACAGACGTATTATAGTCGTGCATTTGACCATCTGGGTTGATAACCCAGATCATTTCACCACCATCTACAGCAGGGAAATAAGGTCTTGGAAGCAATACACCGTAAACAGCAAGAAGCTTCGCAACCTTCATCAAAGAAAGATATGGATTTGTGAACTGTCCGGCGGTTGCACGCAACAACTGGACGTTGATTTCGTCACGTGTTTCCTTGTTAGACAAATTCTGGCTAGCAAGACTCTCGTGAGCACCATCTGCCGTAAAATGAGTAACTGGAACGTCGTAGTTTTCTGCCAGATATGATTTAAATGACTTCATTAGGGTTTAACCTTTACTAAATAAATGATGTTGGTCGCGGAGTCGGTTCCCCACCAACTCTATAACAAAGGGTTAAAATGTTACAGCAATCAGATATATTTATACCTTCCAAATATATGGATAGGTACAACAAAATCATTACAAGAGCCATCGGTCGTCCGAAATTAAAAGGAATTACTGAAGCTCATCATATTATTCCAAAATCAATGGGTGGTACCGACGATGATCAAAATATTGTCAATCTTACATTTCGTGAACATTATCTAGCACACCTAATTCTTACCAAATGTTGTTATATTAACAACAACCATAAAAATAAAATGTTACAGGCTTTTTGGTTCATGTGTACAAGGACGAAACAAGTAAAAAATAGCCGTCTTTATCAAAATCTACGTTCTAAATTTGTTATATCCATAACAGGTCAAAATAGTCCAAATTATGGTAGAAAACATTCCGAAAAACAAAAACAAGCCGCCTCAATAAAATATTCCGGTGAGGGTAATCCCATGTATGGTAAGAGATTTAAACAAACAAAGGAATGGTGTGATTATCAATCAAAAATTAAAAAAGGTATACCTTGGAATGAAAAAAGACGTAAAGCGCTATACAATGAAGAATTTCGTCTAAGACAATGTAAAACTTATGAGTTAATATCACCAAATAATGAAATTTATATTGTTAATGATGGGCTTGATAAATTCTGTAAAAATCACAATTTAAATACATGTCGAATAAGGGAGCTATGTAGGGGAGAACGAATTCTCCCACATAGAGGTTGGAAAGCAAAGATAATAAATTAAAGAATCATTGGATCGGGAACCAAACGGAATCACCAACGAAGACATTTTGAGTATTTGTGTTGCTCGAAAATGCGGTGTTAACTGTCAGGAATGTGGAATTTACCAGGGTGGCAACTCTTGCAGAAGACCCAGGACCAACATTGATAACGTCACCAACCTTCAATTCAGTTGTATATTTTGTATTTGTTCCAACGACATTGACACTGCCATTTGTTGTATTTGAAGTGCCAGAAATTTGTACATTGGCATTGCCGGTAATTGATGTGGACATAACCACCAATGTTTCCGCTTTACGGCGGATATTACCAGAAGAATCGGTATACTGTGGTTGAATACGTACCCAACCCTGGTGACCAGCAGAGCGAGCAAATGAGCTTGTATTTGCGGTCTGTTGCTTTTCTAGTGAGCTAACCCCATAGGTATTGGCGGCGGACAAATTCCTATTGCCAGTCTTTGTCCATGTTGGTTTTGATTGTGATGTATCTGTGTTAGACCAGGCTGACAATTGATTTCTCCTAAATTTTGTTAATTAATGGAAATACCATTAAATTGGTGCCAGTATTTATATAAATATATAGGTTACCAGTCGCGAAGGTTGCAACTTCCACTGGTTCTATGACACAAATTCAAAGGTTTCCCTAAATGTCACAGTCTCAATTTCCATTATATTTTACTTATTGCTTAACATATCTTCCAACTGGGCAACGTTATTACGGTTGCCGGTATGGTAAAGATGTTCATCCTAGCACTCTTTGGACTACTTATTTTACATCTTCAAATTTAATAAAAGAATTGATAAAAAAGACAGGTAAAGACAGTTTTACCTATCAAATACGTAAAACTTTCAATGATCCTCGGAAATGCTTTGAATGGGAGGATAAAGTTCTGAAGAGGATGAAGGTAGCCAATAATCCAAAATGGCTAAATCAAAATGAAAATACCGCCAGTGATGGAGTGTTCCGAGCGATGAAATTCAGAACAAAAGAACATAACCAAGCAATATCACGATCCCAAAAAGGTAGAAAATTGACCGATGAACATAAAACAAAATTGTCAAACGCTAAGAGTAAATGGAAAACATATATTGTTACAGACCCTCTAGGAAATGTAATGATAGTTCAAAACTTACGTAAATTTTGTCGTGAACACGATTTAAATAATAGTAATATGGTTCAATCAACCAAGGGTAAAAATAAAACATCCAATTTTGGCTGGAAATGTCGTTATCAAGATGAACCAACATTTCTCGGAGATGGTTGAATTACCGGCTTTTCACCTGCGGAAGACTGACTATTTTCCAATTCAGGGTCATCATCAATCTTATTGACTGGACCGCCCGCCATTGTCTTGTTTCCAGTAACTTTTTCTACATCCTTGTCTTTTTCAAGACCTGCCTTCTTTTTGGCTCTATTTGACGCATCTGTCACAATCTGTTTCTTATCACGAGGTTTTACCTTGTCATCATCTTTATTGTCGTCTTCCATCAATGACTCCGTTCTGGTGTCTTTCTTGAGTTTGTTTTTAGAACCTTTCAAAGGTAGAATGTCAAAGCGAAGCTTGCCTTTTGTATAATGTTTCATTGGCTCAGAAGAACGTTCAGCGCCAATCACATTAGTCAAATGTAATGATGCCTGGCTGTACGTGCCATGAGTGGTTACCATGTTATGAGTAGGACCATTCGCTTTGTCGATTGACGTTACGCGAATGAACCATTTTGGTTCAGGTTTGCTCATTTCTTGATTTTTTTGTTATATTCTTCGATCTTTTCAGAATGATACTCTATAGCTTCCTGGATGTTCTGTTCCTTGGCTTCTTCAAGCTTGCTTTCATGCCAAGTCTTCATATCCCACGAATGACGCTTTGAGCCTCGACGGGATTCAGAAGCGGGTTCTTCCGAAGGAGACCATTCAGATTTTCTCACAAATAGATTGGCAGCCTCTAGGAGCTTTTGGGGAGCATCTTTTCCATAACGTTTTTCATAGGAAGACAGGATTTTCTCACTGGTTGCCCATTCCACAATGACTTCATCGTCTGGTAGAGCATCCAGAAATTCTTCGTTATATAGATCACCTTCAACAGTGGTCTTTCTCTTCAACTGAGAAGGTTTCTTTAGACCAACTATTTCTTGCTCCTGTTCAACAATCAAATCCTTCCGGATTGTGTTGACGCGAGCCTTTTCGCTCAAAATAAACTCTTCAACAAGAGCCATTCCTAGCTGTTCTGGAGTAGTTCCAGGAATAGATTCCTTATGTGTGTGCCAAGACAAAAGTCCATGATTATAGTATTTGTTCAAATCTTCCGCAGAATGACCAAGTTTCTTAGCTTCATTCAACAAATCTTCAGAATAACGTGGCATATGACAATCCTTAAAATGAGTGAGTAACTACTTATGGACAACTATGGCTTTCCACAAAAGGGTGGGGGATGTTATCCCACCTTTCTTATCAAAGTCAGGTACTGAAATTGCAACTGGATCAGATACGATATGAATTTGTGAACGTCGCGGTAGAATGTATTCTTTGCCAGCTTTACGGTCATTATATATTCCAGGATGCCCTTTCGGGATTTCAATGTGTAACAAATGTTTACCGTGTTTTTCGATTTCTTTTGGATCAAGAGTTGTGTGGAGATACCCCGAATATTCATATGATTTACCCTTCTCGAAATTATCCATATTTGTAGGTCTAAAGACAGACATTGAAATAGGGGTTTTCGATTTTTTCATAACCTCATCAAGTTTCCCGATTTTCTTCTGAGTTTCTCCATCTCGTGGATTTTGACCACGTTTGAATGTTGATAGAGCGGTATCAAGTTTACCTGATATCAGATGACCAATAGAATCTTTGTGATCATTATCCAGTTTCGCAACAAATTCCTTGTTGTAATCTCTCAGCGTCTTGTCTAGTTGCTTGACTTCTTTATCGGAACGAACACTTTCCAATGGATGTTCTTTCTGGACTTCAACGGTGACACGACGCTTTCCAGTATAATCCATTTCATCCTTGACCTTTGGTGGCTTATGGACATTCACCAATTTTCCTTTATGAAGGATATGACTAATCGATTTACCGTCTCCGAATCTGCCCATTCCCAGATGGGTCAATCCCTTTGATTTTGCTTCTTCTTCTGGGGTTTTCTTTTTTGGTTTAGGTTTCTTATCTTCCAGAAATACAACTACTTCCTTGAAATCATTGTTCATGAGCGGGGCTTCCATATTGTCCAATGATGCGGACACTTGCGGCGTTATACGCGATGTATACTTCATGTTTGATCCTATCTGAATGCTGTACTGGATTATAGCGCAGTGAGTCATAATGAAGTCTTTTTAGATGATCACGAGCTTTGGCTGTATTTACCATTCCATTGGACATACCCTTGAAAACCTCTGCTCCCGTCATAACAGTATTACCATCCTTCAAATCTGCCATAATTGCATATCGATCTTTGCCAAGAGAAAGAAGTCCAGCTGATCTTGCAAATGTTTCAAAGTTGGGAATAATCAATTTTTTCAATTCATCACCAGTATATTCTTTATCAACGTCAAAGGTTTTCTTTAAATTCAATTGGACGCGATAGATTACCTCTTTCCCACCCGTCTTGCGCACAGCCGACTTTGCATAGATTTTAGCAACTTCAAGATTAGGTGTGAAATAAAACCCTCCACCGTAATAATCATTCTGGATTTTAGCAGAATCCATAGAAAATTTATTGAAGATGGCATTTGTGCCATGGTATGCGTTTATAATTGGCATCTTAATTCCTTACATTTGATAAGTATACTTATCAAATGTTGGTCGCGGATGCCAGTCCCACCAACTCTATTATCCAGGAAGGAATAACAGCTATGTCAATCTACCATAATCATCATATTGTACCAAGACATATGAATGGAACTGATGTTCCATCAAATATTGAACGCATCACAATTGAGGAACATGCCGAGCGTCATAAGGCTCTATATGAAAAACATGGTAAGGAACAAGATAGAATAGCTTGGTTATCATTAACTAGTCAAATTTCACAAGCCGAAGCAATTAAATTAATCCAAAAAGCACCAAAAAGTGAGAGATGGAAGACTAAAGCTCGTGAACGCAATAAAGGTTCTGGTAACCCAATGTTCGGAAAGAAACAGACACAAGAACATAGACGTAAGAATTCAGAATCTAATATTGGCATAAAAAATCATTTTTATGGTAAACAACATTCCATCGAAACGAGAGCCATCTTAAGCCAAAAAATGAAAAATAGATATCTTCAGGGCTATAAGAATCCTATGAAATCAATTGAAAGTCGTCAAAAATTATCAAAAAATAAAACTGGAATTTATTCCATCACATTCTCTGATGGATTAGAAACCATCACGACTCTAAAGGAATTGTCTATAAAATTGGGTATCAGTCTGTCTTGTATAACAAAAATAAGAAAACTAAATAATGAACACTTGTTAATAACATATGGAATTCAAAGTATATACAGACAAAATAAAACTCCGTAGGTTGTGACTACGGAGCTATTTATATGTCCCAGTGGACGCCTTGTTGGTGTAGTTTATAGACCTTTTTGAGTAGTCGTTTCCTGGTTTTCCTAGAGGTAATGTCGTAAATATACCAAATATCCGAAAAAATTAGGAATTTATTTATGTCTTTAGCTTCTAGCCCAGGAAAGGTATATGTCAATCCAAGTATGATATTTAGAGCATATGCATCCACTTCATCCGGTGTCTCAAAATATTGCTTCAATTCTTCGGTTGAAGTTATGTTTGGATTGAAATCGTATGAGTCGAAAAACTTCTTGCCGCGTTTATGGAATTGTCTTTTATGAACCAATTCATGTTGAATTGTCATCGAAATATCAACAAGCAAACTTTCTGTTAATTCGACAAACGTTGTATTAGGATTCACATTGAATTGTATGATAATCGTATTGATCGGACTATCAGGGCAATAAAACCCTGTTGTTTCTATATAATTTAACACAGCATCTGGTTCATTAATTATCGAAAACCCAATTTTAGACTTTTTAAATAATTTTCTTAATTCTATAGCCAATTTCTTCGGTTCAATGACTGTATTTCCTAATCCATCAAAGGCTTTACGTATTCTCTTATTGATCGTCCTTTGAGAGAGTATTGGCACTATTTATCCAAATTCAATGGTGGGTCACAGAAAAACCTAGGGGTGTTCCCATTGAAACCTGTTCCTTTATTTAGTTTCTTGGTATACTTCTTACAATCATCTGGGAACAAGGAAACCGCTACGAAGAAATTCGTAGATTGTTCCTTAATACCAAATTTCAAATTATTGGTAGTCATCGTTTGATAGCTATTCATCGACATTCCACACAACCTTTTTTTCTGGTACTGTACTTAGTTTCGGCTTTGACATAGACATTGGAACGACATTGCTAGGGTCTTGAATGATAGTGGCGCTCTTGTCAACCACTTCATGCAAACGCATCTTAACACGATCAAGTCCAACAATAAACTTACCCATTACCGACATATCGTGGTATCTGTTCTTCAATTGTTTGAACATCAACTGATTCTGTTTATCCAAGTCTTCATTTCGATAGATTGCCCACATTAAGTCAGCGACGGCCGGAAGACCAATGGACTCTGAGGTATCTGTCATTTCTGGATCAGAGCTTGACATACCCGAACGGGTCATTTGTGTCGCAGACCAGATCGGTACGTCCTGTTCAATCGCCAAACCTCGAACCTCTTCCGCAATCGACTTAACAAGAGTGTAAGAATTATGATCGCCAGACTTAAATCTAACGGATGTGCATAGATTAAGGTAATCAATGATGATAACATCTGGTTGAAAGTTCCCCTTTAAGTTAAGGTCATTGAGCAGACCACGGAAATTATTGACGTTGGCTCCACCCGTTGGGTATTCCTTGATCTTGAGCTTGCCTGTCGTCTTTGCCTTCAAAAGACCAATTTTTGAATCGAAGAAATTCTTCGAAGATATTCCCAAATCAGCAATCGGAATATCCAGCAAATTAGCGTCGATACGTCTGCCAATTTCCTTGTCAGACATTTCAAGTGTGATATAGAGAACGTTCTTTCCTTGTAGGAGATATGATGCTGCGAACGAACACAGATTTAAAGTCTTGCCGGCATGAATGCCACCAAGAAGCATATTGAGAGTCTTGTTTGCAACACCACCATTCGTCAGCTTGTTCATTATAGCTAGATCGAATGGAAGCTTCTCTTCCACGTTTGTATAATAGGTGAAACGTTCGTCAGACTCATCAATATAGTCATGTCCAACCCTAGGATCGAAGGTGACTGCAAGAGCCTCCTTCAATAACTCGGGGATCATACCTTTATCGAATTTTGTCTTACCTTCTGCAATCTCAATAGACTTCATCATGGCAATAAAAATTGCCTCGTCTTTACAGAAAGTTTCTGTCCGATCAACCAACCAATTTAAGTCTGGTGCAGTCTGAGAAGACTTGAAACTCTCCAGGATTGCGTCTGCATCCTTTAAGACTGGACCCGTTATCTTCTTGTTATTATTCAGGTCGATCTTGAGAGTTTCAATGGTTGGTTTCTTATTGTACGTTCTATAAAACTCAGTTGCTTGGACAAAGATTGCCTTATCTGATTCGTTTCGAAAATAATCAGCTTTCAGATAAGGCAATACTTTGCGAGCATAGTTTTCATCATCAATCAAATTACGAAGAATTGTCGTTTCAATTCTAGTCGTCATAGAAGTCCCTTATTTTTTCTTGTTGGTTACGGGAACTTCCTCCTCCTTCAGATCAGTGAGGCTTGTGTTGCCGTACAAGAATTCATCTTTACATTTTTCATCAATGGAGTCAAGCACTTCCTTGGTAAAATAGGTTTCTGGTTTCTCATAAACCTCTTTCTCTGAAGTCGCCTCAACACCACCAGGGAATGCCCAGACTGTCTTGCGGGCATCCTTGTCACTCTTTTTCTTTACGACAATCCCGAATTTTTCAGCCAAATCAAGAAGTCCATAAAATCGGGATAGTCCAGAGTCAAATCGGAGGAGAATTTCGACTTTTTTGCGTTCAATGGTGAAACGTGATTTTTCAAGAACACAGGTAATAATAGAACCAATGTGCTCCGCGTCTTTACCTTCCCCGTCTTTTGCGCGCTTTTTCGAAAGAAAGACAACTTGGGATGCAGAGTAGACGGGTCCGCTTCCTCCTCCCATTTTCTTTGTTGGAATATAGGCACCGACAACATCATATACGTGGTTTGTCATTAAAAGAGGAATATTTACTTTACCAAGCTTAAGAGTCAAAGCTCTGAAAGCACCCTTGGTCAAAGCGGCTCTTGTCATGTCTCGCTTATCGGAACCGCTTTCAATATCTGCCATTTCTTTGGCAGTCGAAAGCATACCAAGCGAATCAAGAAGACAGAAAAATGGAGGACGATCCTCTTCATCCAAAGCTTCATATGCAACAGCAACACGCATCAATTGTGTTCTGAATTCTTCCACAGTTTCAACTGGAAAAATAGCTACACGTGATACATCAACACCACGAGCAACGAGAACATCCTTTGAAATGTCTGATTCTGTCAAGAAACATGCAACTCTAGCTTTCGGATCGGAATCCAGAAATTGCTTGATTGTTGCGATTGCAATGAAAGTCTTACCAGTTGATGGCTCACCCGCTAAAGCAGTAATTTTATTGGATGGTAGTCCACCATAAATGCTACCAGATAATAACGCATTGAGAGTGTAAGCTCCAGTATCCACCCAACCAATGATATCACCTGCGGCAATTCCATCTTCAGCGATTGATGCATATTCGTTATCTGCTTGTTTTAGGATTGTTTTTAGAAAGTCCATTTTTATTATTCCTTATATTCTCTTAGTTGTTTTTCGATTTCTGTTAGTATGATTTTTATATACTCTTCTTGTGGATCAAGACCCATTACACCTTTTAAATCATGGATCAAATCTCGATTGTAAGCGGTATCCAAAATTTCCAATCGAAATATACTCGTTTCAATCTTTATATTCCAGTTTTTCTTGGTACTGCCAAACATTTAATTTTGCCTCCATATAGGCATAGTACATATTTATTGTCAGGGTCTTCGGTGAAGTAGAGACCGTGTTTATAGTCTTCTTTCTTCGAAAAATAATGATGATCGGCTGGCCATTCAATTTCGACCGGCCCACCAAATTCATTATCAACCATCTGTTTACGCTTCGGTACATCTACCGTATAACCAAATTCATCTTCCACGACAGTAGCGTGCCACTCTTCTAGATACTTATAATCATCCGGCCCACAGCAATGTATCCCACTCTTCGATACATAGTATGGCTGATTGAACCACATTGCATAGCCATGAGCATGTGAAACATTAGCAGCCAACAGTATTATACACATAGATGCCACCAATAGCAAGATGGCTAGAATAAATCTTCTACAAAACCTTAGGAACCAATTTTCATGTTGTGTATCGAATGGATTATCTGACATTAGAACAATGCTCCTGCAAATTTAGACATGCGCTTTCGAATATCTTGTGCATATTCTGGATCACGTTCAATACCAATAGATTGAATATCTTCCAGATATGCGGCCTCTAGTGTTGTTCCTGTTCCACAAAACGGATCAAGCACAATACCATCTTTAGGTGTAACCAGACGAACGAGATAGCGCATCAAAGCTACTGGCTTGACAGTTGGGTGCTTTGATCCATTACGTTCTTCCTTAGACGCTTTGGCAGAATAAAAGAAACGAGCGGCAGAACCAGAATCACGATAATCAATATATTCGCGTTCAGCAGCCAATGAAAAAGATGTTGCATCATGATTTCCTTTTCCGATATTATTGTTTGGATTATTAATCCTTGTACTATTGGAAATAGGAAATGCATCAATCACTTCATCTGATCCATCATGAATCACATTGGCGGGCCAACGACCAAGGCTTTGCCCTTCTGTTTGGTGAGTTTCCTGTTGTTTACTATCACCATATATACCTTTACTTTTTGATGACTCATGACCTCTAGAATGGTTAGTTATCATTTCATCTGTTGAAATTCTACAATCATCTATATTCAATCCACCTGTTCCATACTTAAGAACGTTCTTAGCAATTGTATTTTCTTCCAATGCCTTGCGAGCAACACAAATAGGCTCCCATGCTGGCTTGAGTGCAGTTCCCCAACCTTCCCATTTTTTAGCATATTCGGATTGTGATTTGTCTTGTGGTCGAGGACATCTACATGGATTGCCACTAACCAACCATTTATTGCAGATTTCACAACGTTTATTTCCTGATGGACCAGAATATCCTCTACCTAGACCTTCAAATTTATTTTCTCTCCCAATTCCCGACATTTTATCAATATCCTTACTAATATCATGTGATTTGGGGAATCCGGTTGCGTAGACCCACCCTATTTGATCACGGATTTCAAATCCTGCATCTTCAATCGCTACTGCCATTCTATGATAATTCTTTGTTGCCGCAAACGCCAACAAATGTCCGCCAGGCAACAATAATTCATGACATAGCTCCCAAGTCTCTTTGCGGAAAGCAATGTCGCCACCATCCCATTCCTTGCCCATGAAGCCTTTAGATGAACGACGGAATACACCTTCATCTACTGTTGGTGCGGATCCTTCCTTTCCGAATCTCTTTACAATACTTGCTAGATGGTAAGGAGCATCCGTTACCACCGAATGTACTTTAATACCATCCTTGATCATTTGTTCCATTACTTTTAGACAGTCACCCTCTTTCAATTCCCATTTTATCATGACAATCCGTCCCATGTGTGATCAAAATCTATCATGCTACCAATTCTTTCTGTTTCTGGTAGCCAATCCATATTACCTCGCGATGCTTCATCACGAACCTGTAATTCTTCACGATCTTCTTCTGGCATCTTTACCATAATGTATTCCTTGCTTCTGACGACCAACCAATCACATTCAAAACATTATTCATGGGACCAAGAAACATCTTCTCGTATTGCATATTATAATCTACCCATTGTTCTAATTCCAATGCCTTATGTGGCTTGTTCTGAAACGCACACACATGAGCTTGCATGGGATTAGGAAACTTCAGATATGCAAACTTTAGCTTTTCTCCGTCCTTGATTTCTCTAATTTCTTTGGTCAATCCCTTCTTCTTAATTAGTTCATTGTGAATGAGTGCAGCCTTGACATGGATAGGAACAGATTTTGTCTGTCCAACAAATCCCGAAACATCACTTACACCACGAGGAGTTGCTATATCCTGCAATGGCATCTTGAAGAATTCACCTTTGAAGTTTGCAATCATTTCCTGCACCTTCTCCTCTGATTGAGAAGTTACAAGTTCCTTGAAGATTTTCTTCATTGCTTCTCGGCATATTTTAGGATATGCCGATGCTTTCACTGCTTCAAGACCAACGATCTTGAGCTTTGGCTCCTTATATTGAACACCTTCAGAATTCCAGATGTTCAAAATATAGTGTTTCTTTGAAGTCCAAATACCAATATCCGCAATAACTTCACGCTTCATGATCATTTTCTGTTCATAAGCGTTTGTGTATTCCTTAAGTTCCTCGAAGATACTGTTGATCTTGGGGGCCAATACCTTCTTACAAATCATGTCGATATTCTTGATATTCTCTTGAACATCGTTGCTGATGCCAAAGAATTTCTTGAGGATATCACCCATGTCAATATACATTGAATCAGTATCAGATGCCACAATAAAGTCGCGTTCGGATACCGTCTTCATAGAATCATTCAGGAACCTATTGATGTTGGTTTGAGACCAAAGGACCGACAATTGACCCGCACTTGTGATAGCTTGACCAATTCTATAATCATAGAATCTAAACCCAGGATTTGAGAAACTACCATATGCCGAATTAAGAGTTACCTTGATTGCCAATTGAAGATTATCAAGACTTGCAATTTTCGACTCTAGTGCGGATTTTTCGTTTGGATCACACGTTTCAAGTTTTTGTTGCAATTTCAACATTTCGTCTTTTGCTTGCTTACGAGTGTTGAACATGCGATGCATGAGCTTTGGCATAAAGCCCATACCACGATCAGTTCTAAAGAACATACCATTGGGTGTTACACAAACATTATGTTTCTTTAGTGGTGAAAGATCAATTTGCTGTCCAAGTAGAACTTCAACAGAAACTGATCCCTTGATCTTAATCAATTCGGGATCAGCACTGTTGAATATCATCTCTGGTGAGATTCCATATTGCATGATCAAATGAGGATACAGGGACGTCAAGTCCCAAGATGTAAGCCACTTGAACATACCAACTTGAGGTGGTTTAACGAATGCACCTTCAAAGGCCGTCTTCTCTGACCGCTTGTTCTGAGGCATTGCAATCTTATCTTCCACGAATTGATTGAAAACAAGGCAATCCCACATACGAGTCTGAAACAGAACATCGTCAAAATTACATTTGGCTGTATAAGCCATCTGGAATGCTAATTCCAGAAGCTTAAGCTTATCGTCTAACCACTGGATCAACATCACGTCTTGGATGTTGTACTCCATGAATTTCTGGAAATCGGTCTTGTAAAGCGTGTAAGCTGCAGCCTCGTCAGTTCCTTCAAGCTTGGTTTTACCGATTTCTAGTTGAGCGATATAGCCAAGAGCGTATGATTCGCGAGATGTACCATCTTTTGCGAATTTACGATACAAATCAATATAGTCCAGAACCGATATGCCAAGGATTTCATAGACTTGACTCTGTTTGTTCAACATCGTCAATTCACGTTGACGGATGTTCCTCCATGGAGACAGACGCTTTACGTTATCTTCGCTTGTCAGTCTCTTGATGCGATTGATAATATAAGGAATATCGAAGAAACGAATATTCCAACCTGTCACCACGTCTGGTGTCTTCTTTTCCCAATACTGGATAAACTTCTCGATTAGATCATATTCATCGCGACACTTGATATAGATTTCACCATTCTTTGGTGTGAAATTGCCGCATCCAAAGCATACAATATCGGTATTCGTCTTGATCGTTATGCCAGTAATTTCTTCCGACGCAAATGCGGGATCAGGAAAACCATTTTCTGATCCAACTTCAATATCGATTTTCCATACAGAAATACGGCGAGCATCCCAAGGGATTTTACCGGTGAAAACATCTGAAATGAATGCATACTGATAGTTGGTGTTACCGTAGAAATCAAAGTTGCCAATTTCAGAATACCGTTTTACGTATTCACGTGCTTCTTTGATACCATTAAACTCAATACGAGCTAATGGTTGACCTTCATAGGTCTTATGATGACCAAGTTCCGCTGGAACAAACAAAGAGGGGCGATAGGAAACCTGTTTCCGGATTTCCCGCCCCTCTTCATCCCTACCACGGTAACAAATCTTATTTCTATCAACCTCGACTGAGGTATACTGGGAATCTGACATTAAGGAAGGATCAATCCAGTCTTTGGTGTGACAATACTACCTGTAGCCTTCTGATATTCGACACGAAGAGAATCAGCTGGATCAGCCATGAATGCAACAGCATTCTTGTTGATATACACCTTCTCTCTAGCATTGGTATAAGTCATCCATGGCAGCAAACCAAGTGATTGAGCCTTACCAGAACGAGGATCAGGAATATTTCCCGCCATCAACTGAATCGTATTATGAAATTCAAACGTATCGGAATCTGTTCCTACATGAGTAGTAAGCAATTCCTCACCAGTAAGCATTCTTACAACAACAATCTTCTTGTCCATATTATCCTCAGGTTTTGAATGTTAGTATTGTATCACTAGATAGCTCGGAAATCAATTCCGGTGTCATAGTTTCTGGAGTCTTGCTGAATACTCGCTTGAAAGGAAGTGGAGTTTTCTTCTCAAGAACAACCATGGAATCATAATAATGGATTCCGCCAACAGTATTTCCGAGTGGTCTTTTGATGATGGGACCCTGGAATGTTTCCCCATCAGGACCCTTGGTGGTATGATCAGCATTCAAACCGTCGATAATGCCCTTTGAATATTCCATGAAACTGGAAGCTTTTCCATACCCAGAATTAGGCCAATGATCCCAATATGAAGTGTGAGTATCTTCACAGAGATAAACCCCACCTTCATTTAACATTGGCCATGTGCGCTGAAGAGTGAAAATCTGTTGGTCCATATGATGACCACCATCATCAATGATGATATCAAATTTCCTATTCAATAATTGCGGCTTATTCATCCAGAAATTTAAATCTCCAGAATCGCCAATAATAATATCTAAATAATCTGTTTGATATTGTGCGCAATCTGGATTAATATCGATTCCAGTAATCGTTGTACCATTACCAAAATATTTCAACCACATTTCGGCTGAACCACCCTTATAGACACCAATTTCCAAAATTCGTGGTGCCTGGTTACGAAACCTCGAAAACCATGTTTCATAGACCGGGAAATAGGGTTCCCACTTATCACAAAGTTTATCCAAAGAACTGAATATCTCTCTCAATGTCTGCATGGCGTCCATCCTCTAGCTATATATTTCTGCATTCTCTCTTCACTGGGCTCAATATCACTCCAATATAGTCTTTTATTTTTGATAAGGTCGAGTTGTTCGGGGCTGATATACAATTTATTGTCTTGGTTTGACCAAAATGGCTTACAATGTTCAAAATCGAATTTTGAAACGATTTCAAATGGGTCCTTCTTTTCCGTGACAATTACATTCAATTCTCCCCACTGAGTTTCTGGAGAAAATTTCTCATTGTGATAGTAAGAAGCAAAATCTATTATTTGACCATAATCTTTAGAAGATAGATAATAATCTGGATGTTGCTTCAGACTCTTCATATTTAACTTATCACCATAGATAAAGAAATCGATATCAGTATTATGAGATTTATCAGGTGATCCAATAAAAAATCTCCAAATCATATCCGACAAGAACCCACCAGAAATGATAGTTGGATAATTGTGCAGTGAATATTCTTGGATACCATAGAATATCATCTTGATACGTTCCGAGATATTATGCAGAATCACATGATCAATATTGTCTCTGGAATCAATACCATTGAATTCGAATTCCTCAAACCCAATAGTAAATGATAGATTCGGATAGGAGATGTTTAATATTTCAGCTATCCGATCCAAATCATATCCTAATGAATGTGATATGGTTGAAACAAAAGGATTAAATTCATTTAGACAAACTTTATTCAAAATCGTGATATGAGCAATCGATTCAAGAGGTGGAATTTTTACTGTCAGTGGCATCTTTCTCAGCCTTATATTTCTTATAAAATTCCGTGGCTAGATTTACTTGTTTTGTAACATCATCTAGTGTTCCACCAACAAAATAGAAATACGGTGGTCCATCAGATGCCGCCAAATATTCGTTCTTATTCGGATCAAATCCCATATAGATTTCATGGGTATCTGTCTTTTTGTAAAGCTTCCAATCAATCAGCTTTCTAGGTTTATCAAGATCGCTCATGCTTGCCTCTTGATGAAACGAGATGAAATATTCTTTGGCTTGAAGAAATCATCGATGTAGACCTGGCAAATTTCAAGATCAAATGGTTTGCAAGAAAATACATCAAGATAGAAATCACCTGTCTTGTCTACGAAATGTCCCGTGATTGACGATGTTTCAATCATCTGCATCACAGTATAGCCACCCTTGTCGGGATCATGTGTTGCAAAATGTTCCAACACAGGTTCACCATAAGCCTTCATGTCGATCTTGTTGACAAGCTCACGAATGAATTTCTGGATCATTGATCCATTTGTGATCACCTCAAGAGCACCACCACGACAATCAAAGACCGCATGGTATCCCCAATGTTTGCTCTTACGCTGATCAACCATCAATACGTGCATAGGATCAAATGGAAGCAGATCGGTATCCGGCAGTTCAAGGCTATTCGATGCTGCGGACAACTTATCGAGAATCAATGTCGCGGTCTTGGTATTAAAGATACCAAGCTCGAAAGCCATTGCCCCAAAAATTTGATGCATATCTGCCGCCAACTCTTCAAGCTGACGGATACGTTCCTTTTTCTTACCCATTCCAAACATCCTTAATCCTTAAGCTGCCAAAGAAAGATTTGTTTCAAGACCCATTTTAATACGAACAAACCGGAGAAGGGAAATCATATCATCGATAATAAAATTGATTGTTGGTCGAATTGAAACAACTTCACGATATGCTAGATTTTTCACCTTGTCTGGGATATCCATTTGCAAACTACGATTAATGAAATTAATCTTTTCATAAATCTTTTTCTTAGGCATATTCGAAACATTAAATTTCCTAGTCCAACCGGCAGGAATTTCGCTTGTACCATGGCCATTGGAAACATGCAATCTTACACCAACATTGGTATAACCATTCTTTTCCCAATATTCAATTACCTCAAGTTTTTTATTGAGATATTCCAAAGATTCTTTATCGAATTCATTTTTCAGAAAAACGTTCTTCCATCCAGTGTAATTGGTATTGATCAGTGCAATTACAATACCATCACATGCTCTACCAACTATACCTCTCTCATACATTCCACGAGCATGAGAAGCCGCATTCTCCCATCCTATATGGGCGGTAGTACCAACTTTATTAACTGCCACATGAAACAATTTTCGTTCATCGTGGACATATATTGTCAGAGTGACCTTCATATAAACCTCATAACGAATTGACTTAGTATAACATAAAAACAGCGGACCTCAAGGGTCCGCTGTTTCTTGTGGAACAATTCATCATTGCTCAATGTCGGAGTACACAGATTCGAACTGTGAGTCTCATGGTCCCAAACCATGCGGAATGCCAAATTATCCTATACTCCGTATCTCAAAATCTGGTGCCCATCCAAGGAATCGAACCTTGCCTCTTCTGGATGTCGACCAGACGTATTCCCAACCTACTCGATGGACTAAATTCCTGTCGCGACCAAGGATCGAACTTGGATACCACTTTCTCGGATCATTAAACCATACAAGCTATATGGCGGTTGCAACCAGTTCCAATACTTGCGTGCTCTATTACCATTTAAGCTATCACGACACAAATCAAATTATGGCCCCGAAGGGAGGACTCGAACCCCCAACCTTCTAATCACTTTAATCGAACATCCGTTCAAGCTTTCAACGCTCTAGCCAATTGAGCTACCTCAGGAACTTAGTATCCTTGACGGTTCTTTCGGTAACGGATACCGAAATAAAGAACAGCCGCTGGGATACCAAAGAAAACAATCCAACACAATGCTTCGATCATGATAACCTCTATTGAGATGTTTTGATCTTTCGACCTTTTGAATAACCTAACTCAATATACTTCTTCAATTCTGTTTTGTCAATCTTCTTATTACCTAATTGTGGATGGTAAATCCAACAAGTACCATACTGAGAATTCTTTTTGCCTGTATATTTACCTATTTTTGCTTCTCGCATTTTTTCTTTAGAAGATTCGGAATGATATTTCCCAAGAAAGGCTTTACTACACCAGAAACTTCTTTTGTCTTTATAGATAGGATTCCATATTCCTAATCCTAGAGAAACATTCTTTAGACCACCTTCTCTTTTTGGTTTTGTCTTCTTACCGTTAATATAACCATAAATTTTTCTTTTTTCTGTAGTCATTACTTCACGATTAATATAACTAAACCCACCTTTACCACCTTCACACAAATTGTATGTGTGATTACCTATTTCAACCAATTCTTTTTCTTTATCATTCATCTCTTGTTCATTATCGTAAATGAACAGGATTTCTTTCACAAAATTCTCTGAACCATATTTCTTAATGGCTCTCTGCAAAAGCCTTCCAGAACCAAGATAACCATCATCCAAAATCTCCGTTTGATGTTTACCGTGGTAATATTTACCATTAATTTTATTGGTTGTTTTGTATATCGTAAAAAACACCGGAAGTTCCCTCTAAGCAAGTCTTATATATGCTTACTTAGGGAAACTTCCGGTCTAAGTACCTTCTGGCGGGTTCGAACCACCGACATTCGCCGTGTAAAAGCGACGTTCTTCCGCTGAACTAAGAAGGCATAAAAACTGGTTGGAAGTGTGGGGTTCGAACCCACCGTGCCCGAAAGCAGCAG